GCATTCGATATTACTTTTGTGCCTTTCATCCGATCCATTAACCCATGATCCAGGGGCATTGGCGTTACCAGAAACGTAAAAGTTCCAGTATTTAGAGCCGTAGCCCGCCCAATCGAGAGTAATTAACCCATAAACGCCGTTTCCTCCTGTTGCACCAATGGCCTCGCCACAACTCAGCGAAGCAAAGCCACCTTTGGTTGAAGTGTTTGCCCCCCGGCCTTTCATAACTGAGCGCAGCGCTGGCGCATTGTTATACGACCCATTCGAACCAGATGGATTAGCCGGGCCAACTACCTCTATATTGCTTGTCAGTGCATTGAGCGCAGTAATATCGTTATTGGCGCCAGAAGCAGCTTTGCTGCCTAGTGAGTTTGAAAGGGAAAGCCAGGAAGGCCCGGGGTATTGAGTGCCATCTGGAAGCGTGACCGTGATATTCCCTGATGCACTATATACCTGCTGCCAGTTGGCCTTATCGAGATTCAGGCCGCGAATGGCTTTTGCTACATCAGCGGCCACCTGAGCGGTAATACCAACAAGAGCATTATTCGGAACGGCTGTCCACGAAAGACCAGAAGCAGTCGGTCCGTTATAGGCTGTGATGAGCGTTACGCCGGTTGCTGAATCTACAGACTTAACGCCAAGCGTATATGTCACGCCGCCGACAATAGCGACAATAAAGTCATTCGCCTTTAACTCTGTAATGAAGCTTGTGCCTGACCCGACAGCTGAGGTCGAATTATTCGTGAGTGTGATAGTGCCTGCTGGCATATTTTTCTCCGGGCAATAAAAAACCCGGCGCAGTGGCCGGGTTATATTCGTTTAAGGGATTAATCAGAAGTAGTAGCTGGCTTCAATACATGGAAGCTGACAGGCAGCCTGAACAGCTTTTGGGTACTGATAAACAGCGATTTCCCTGCCTGTAGATTTAGCCCGGGCAGTGGAAATTGCGTTGCCGTTCATTTTCATGCCGGACTCAAGGCATTTCCTGAAGCTGTAAATGCTGTTGTTCCTGGAGTAATCGCCCCTCTGAACGCCGAGACTGCATAAAGGCACCATAGGCTGCGAAACAGAACCGGTCGGGTTTACCCATGAAAGAACTTCGCCAGTCGAGCCGTCGAAATTTTCATAAGCGCCCATGTCATAATAAGCATCGGTCCACATGACGGGCGGGTATTTACTGGAGTAGGTTATCTGGTTGGCGGCATTCCTGATAACCATGCCGTAGCCCGAAACAGGGAGCGATGGCGAGAACCCACAGGAAACAATGACAATCTGAACATTGCTTACTGACCCGCCCTGCACCGAACCGTCAATACTGCCAAATGACGTATAAGTCCTTATGGCATTGGTTGCCCTGTCAAGGTATAGCGGCGTATCGGTATTTGACCACCTGGCAAAAACAATATAATTCCCGAGGTTCAGCACGTCAGACGGAATAAACCATTCTCCGTTGACATTAACTGTAGCCCGATAAGTTACAAATCCAAGATATGAAACATCCCCTATTTCCATAAAGTTGGAGCCATTGGTGATTCGAACTCCATACTGAACGGCGGGGTTAGCTGCATAAGACACAGAAAAAACGTCTGCATACCCGGACTCAACTGCAGATGGTGTATTTCCATTGGGGCTAATATATTTCGCGCTATAGATTAATGAGCTTCCGTCAAATGAAAGGCTTTTTATATAGGTCATCGGCGGCCCTGCGGGGTTTGTTCCCTCATAAACCCTTACCAGATTACGCGGCACAATCAGCGCCCGGCTGCCCGCAGGCTGCTGCTTAAAACCGCCAGCAGAGCCTGCATTTGCCATCATTGATGCGCTGCCGAGATAAGATGCGTACCGCATTGAGGCATCGAGTATTATTTGCTTGCCGCCATCATCTGGCGTGATTCTCACTCCGTAAATATCCGCCATCAGTTAAGTTTCCCCGCTTTAAACCTCTCCACGCCGTTTGCGTCATAAACAGCCAGCCCCGTTTCATTAAGTACGCTCCCTCCGGATGTACCTGAGCCTCCATATAGTTCAAAGGTGCCGTCGTTTCGCATAATCGTTCCCGATTTCCCGGCAACGTAATTTGCTGAGTACCACGACCCCACTTTAGCGAGCGTAATCGAGGCGTAGTTGATAAGCGCATCATTGATAAACACCTGACCATTAACAGCAGTAAACGCCAGCTGGTAGCTCTGGTTAGTTGTGTTGTAAATCGCAAATGTGTCTGCACTGAATAAGGCAAAAGACTGCGTAGATCCGCCATTCCCTTCAATGCCCAGCTGCATACCGGCCACATATTTCGTGCCATTCTTGTCAATCTGGACTTTTACGCCCCACTGAGCAGACAATTTCCCGCTCAGATCAGCGTAAGCGCTGGATACTTGCTGTACTGATGAGGTGTTCTTGTCAGACTGCGCCTGAATCTGATCCATGCGCTGGGCGTAGGCCGAATCATTCGTCGCGATGGTCTGCCTGACGCTGATGATATCAGCGCGGTTGCGCCCGTAAGCTTCGAACTGATGGTCTACGGAAGCGTCCAGGTTAAGCGCGTTCTGCAATATCCCTTCTATATTCGTGTCGATATTCGAAGAGAGCCGCTCAAACGCCTCGGACTTACGGATCTGCTCATCGATATAATCAATCATTCCCGGTATATCTGACGACGCCTGCCCTGATACTTGCACGAAAGCCGAAACACCAAACGCATTTTTGGTGCGCACGTACATATAATAGGTTTTGTCAGCCTTGAGCCCGTGCCGTGTCCACTGCGAAGCGCGCCCCAGAAACTGAGCCTCGTTTTCGACATTGCCGATGCTGCTTGCCGGAACCTCACCGGTGTACCAGAACTCAAAAGTCGTATCAGTCGTTGCGCTGACGCTCATCACTGGAACGATGTCTGCAGAAAAGATGCCGGGGTTCCACTGTACAAAGGTGGGGGCCGCTGGCGCCCCGATAACCAGGCTGACCTGCGTTTCTGCTCCCTTCATGCCGTTCTCATTGCGGCCGCGCACGCCCAGTGTGTAGTTTCCAGCATCCAGCCCGTAAAAATCATATCGGAACTGATCTGTTTCATACTGCGCTACCACCCTGCCGTCAGTGGTGTAAACGTAGAGCTCGAACATGATTTTCTTCGTGAGCGTTGCCGTCTCCCACGTTGCTGTTACCTGGACGGTTTCGCTGTTCGTATTGATGATCCGCAGATTTTCGATGTTCGGAACGCGATACCCGTTTAGCGTATCGTTAGGCATTTCGAACACGGCGCCATCATCGACCACTGCCTGCTTGTTCGGGTCATGCAGCGTAGCCGTGATGCTGTACACCGAGTTGTTGTCATCCTCGGAGATGCCCATGATGCGGAAAAGGCGCGGTGCAACTTCACCCGTTGAGATGACGAACACCGTCCCATCTTTTACCCATGCAGGGGCAGATTTCAGCGTGATTATGCGGCCTGCGACGCTGGCAATAGCGTACTTGGTAAACTTCCCGTCAGCCCCCATCAGAGACATGGTGTCGCCAGAGCCAGCCAGCTCAGAAACGTCCGCGTCTACCGTGATGGACGCGCCCGCGTGGGAAATGATCCGCCCACCCAGACGCGTTGCCGCATAGTTGTTATCGAGAACCTCGACAACATCGCCGGGGATAAAGCGAATAGCTTCGCGCGCCATCCTGAACGTGGTTTTCTTGGTTTCGCGCTTGGCCGTCTCTATCAGCCATTTCCCTGTACGAAACGCCTGGCCACGCGACGTACAGCCAAAGGCCTCTATGGTTGTTTCGTTATAGCCGTAGCGGTCAATGAGCGCATCGTCGGAAACGTACTCTTTTACCTGCGACCAGCCGTTGTTCGGGTCGGTCCAGGATACGATGACAGCATTGTAACGCTCTGAGCGCTTCATCGCGCTGTAGGTGAACAGGCCGTCTACGACGTTTGCATTGGTGATCGAGGCAACAGGGTCCTGCGGATTATCCAGCATGATGGAAAAGCGCATGCCGTCCCACAGGGCAATGCCACGGAACATCCCGGCGATATCGTCAAGCAGCTCGCGCGCGCTCTTCTGCTCGGTGATGTAGGCGTTGAGCGTAAAGCGAGGTTCTTTCCCGCCGTAGCCATCATCAACCAGCTGATCGCAGAACTGCGACAGCACATACAGGCTGCCGTCATCGACGTCGATATAACCGGCCCGACGAGCCAGGCCATAACGGGTATTTTTCACCAGCGCGCGAAATATCCAGGCCGGGTTATTCGTCCAGGCTGACTTAAAGCCGCCCGTCCAGATGCCAGTGTAGGTGCGCGCGATCGGGTCGTAATTATCAGGTACATCGACAATCAGCCCGCGAAGATGATAAGTGCGCGTTGGAGTGTCAGCGTACTGGTCACGGTCAACAACGCAGCCAGCGATGGCTGCGTAGGGATAAGAGAGATTGTCATCAGTGATTTCTGTATAGCTGTTCCAGATGGTTCCATTAGTCAGCAGATCACTGGAACTGTCAGGTGTTACACGGCGAAGCCGGATGTCGAATGGTTTGGTTTGCGGTGCGTCAAACAGGTGCGCCTCAAGATATTCACCTGACTGCTTGCCGCTGATGGTGACAGTCTTCTGAATCTGCCATGACCCGGCACCGTTGCGGGTTTCAATCACCATGGTCACTGACGTTTCGTGCTGATTTCCCTTTGTGTCCTGCTCCACCAGCCCAGAAACGCCGATATTCATGCGAATGCGGTCAACATCAGTATCCGTTACGGTGCGCACCAGTGGCGTCGCCTGCTTAACTGCTGTATTAACAACCGTCGTTGCCTCTACCGTGTTGAAGCCGCTGATAGGCAACTGCGAAGCCGTACCCGGTCGCCAGGCGACACTCACGCCGTTGATAGTGACGCCGCCCGCAGAATCGGTTACAGGCGTGTCATTCAGCATGAAGGAAGAAAGGTGACTCTGGTCTACCGGACCATAAATCGGACCTTCAGAAATGAGGTCCAGAACGCGAAGGAATTGCTTAGATTTGAGGTTGTCGTCGATTAATTTAGGAGTGCTGCCGCCACCGCCGCCTGAACTCATGCTGTCACCTTAGCTTATTGAAATGTCCCAGTCCTGATTGTTTGTGGTGTCAATACCAAGGCTGATAACGTTGCTTCCGACCACCATTTCGCCAAGCAGAATCGGCACAGGCCGGCCTTGCCCGACCCGGTTCTCTGCGCTGGTAAATGAGTTGTTGGTAATGGAATTAGTATCCTGATCGGCTGACGTCTTCGTCTTCATATGCGAAGTCATGTAAAGCGAATAGGCCACTGATGCGACGGTTACTGCAACCATGATCCACGCTGCAGCCACGGCGGAAATTGAGCCTTCTATTACAGGGACGAAAAGCACCCTGGCGCCGTCTTTTAAGTGGCGGTTCATGTGAAATTCCAAGTTGTCGTCGGAGATATCGCTGCCGTCGATGCGCATACGCAGACGGGTCTGGTAAAAGTCACGCTTAAAGTCCGGGCACTGAGCCAGTAACAGCCGAAGCCCCTGCGCCGGAGTGTCTACGTTCAAATCGATCTGGCGGAAATGTCGTCGTAAATTCCCCGCAAATCCAAAAGTGAGCATCGTTCGTGTCTCCAGATGGAGTGAATAAGAGGAACGTGAAGCTGACGAAGTGGCTCGCGGCGGCTTAACCGGCCATGCACTTCGTGATGGAGGATAGTGTTGTCACCCAGCCAGATCATTGCGTGGCATGGGTCGCATTCAGGAAACGCGCGCCTGATGATTACGTCGCCGGGCCGGATGGCACCAAGAGCGACTTCACTGAAGCCGTTGGCTGCCATGTTCTTCAGGTAAAGGTTTTCGCCGCGCACCCACCAGCCGTTGCTTCGTTCGAAGTCAGGAAGATCTATGCCGCAGAGATGATAGGCGTCGCGAAAAAGCGTGTAGCAGTCCGTCACGCCATGTTCGAACCTTCTTCCCAGCAAATGCGGCACCGGACGGAATTTGCGAAGGCGGCCATCACTGGCTAACCACCAGTCGATGCCAGTAGCCAGCTGCGCGCTGCGATCGGCAGCAGACAGAACCAGTTTCGGCTCAGGGTGAGAATGAAAAACGGCGGTGATTTCTCCCGCCGCCTCTGCGTTAAGCCAGTCTGCTTCGTCAATTCGGAAGTTTCGATGCGGATCGGGATGCGCATTGCGACAAAGCCATAACCGCTGATTGTCGATTATCAGTCCGCAAACCTCTTCTGCAGATGAGGCGGCGTAATTCAGGCACTCACTGTCAATCATCATGATACCTTCGCTGATCCGGGATAGCCGCCGTAAGGCTTCGCATTCGGCTTCGGATAACGGAACTCGCAGCCGCTCAGGTGCTTTGAGCATTTGTCTTTCGACATGTCGGATGTTGGGTTGTCTTTCTCGTCGGCAACCGCCGGGCCGGAATAGCCGCAACCGTCGCCGCGGTAAACCCACTGACAGACGTCCGCCAGAATCGTGCGCGCCGGGATAATGGCATTGTCACAGTCGACCGGCGTGGCAAGGTTATACGTCACCGTCTCGAAGGTTTCTTCAGCCATCTCCTCAATGACGTAGCGCGATACGGCCTCCATTGTCGGGTCGGCATCGGCATTACCGTTCGGGAAATTTACCGCGTCGAGATGCTTTACCAGCACCTGCCGGCGGGTCACCACGGCGCCCAGCGCGTCGTCGAAATCGTGGTTGATGCCTGTGATCAGGCCGGTGATATTCGCCACCTTCATTGTCGGCCGGGAATACGTGCCTTCTGACTTGGTTTCGAAGCCTTCGACGGCAATCGGATAGGCCGAATAGGCGCGCCCCTGCCAAATCACATCATTGTAATAACCGTTGGTTCCGGCATGAAAGCGGATAACATCACCGCCGAACGACTGCAGGTCGACTTCAAACAAGTCGAGCATCGCGCCGACCCCGGCATCGACGCTTTCGATGATGATTTCTGCTGGTATGTCTCTCATATTTATCCACAATTTAAATAAAATATGCATAAGTCTAAAGCTAACGCATTTTTAGCCGATGTTTTTCAATGGATTACATAATTTGATAAGGAAAATAAAATGCCAAAATACAAAATTCACTTCGAGATGGTGCGCCAAATGGCTGGCGGCGGGCAGGGTGTTGGAAGCGCTAGCGAAACTGTAGAAGCTAATAGCGAATCCAGTGCTATCCAGATTGCAACATCAAAGGTTCAGGCTAAGGCTATATGGAAAGGTCATACTGCTCAGCTGAAAAAAGTAGAATCACTTTGAGTAATTAGAGTTTATCACCGCGGCACCTGTTCAAACGTCGCGGTTAACTGATAAACACTCCCCGTTTTCTGCAGCGACCATGATCGGCACACATACAGCCCCTGAACGCCAGTGTCAGGTGGCGTCCAGTAAAAGGATTCTACCGCCATACGCGCCGTCAGAAACGTGTCAGCAGCTTTCGCCACGTTTTGCCTCGCGCATTTCGTATCGTCGTAACCAATAAACGTTAGCGGGTATTTCCCCATAAGCGGATTGATACCCTTCACCTGGCGCTGTTCGTAGCTATCACCTAACTTCACTACGGCTACATCAGGCGTACGCTCGCCCGTGAAGCCCTTTTGAGGGCTCCATGTGAAAGTTTCTGGCATAGGGGCTCCAAATAAAAAACCCGCCGAAGCGGGTTGGGATTTACGGTCTATGTTCAACATATGGCGTCGGTAGGTTTAACCGACACTCATGAAATCATGCGACGTTAGCACCATGAATCAGGTGGCGCAGAGCATTGACGCCTTCAGCGTTGTAGCGGAACGCCTCGACTTGCTTGTCTGAGTGTTTCGATTTGTCGATAAAAAACTTACCGTATTTTTCCGTCTTGAGTCCATTCGCGTTAGCAACTCGGCCTACCTTATTGGCCGTGCTTCCAATCTGCTCGGCAACCTCTCCTGCTGTCATGTAATGCTCTTCAATGACCGGCAGAGGAATTGCGTTAAAGCCGACAATCGGGTTGATAATGCTAGCAGCCGCACACTGCTTGGCTTCAGGGGCAAGATTCGGCATCAGGTCAAACAGGTTAGTTACTGCCTCAACCGTCATCTTAAGAGTTCTGGCTTGCCGATACTCAACCAGACCGCTTGCTGACTTACCTCTGGTCAGGTGGGCTTCCTGCATTGATTCCAACTTATCTACGAGTGCTCGACGTACTGCCTTAGACTCGCGCGCTGCAACTCTTAGCGCCTGCTTAATCCCCATGCTGATGATGTCGATATCAGCACCATTCTTACGACCTACACTTTTTGTGTAGGTCTCTCCCTCAAGCTCATCTTCAATTTTTTCAATGAGCTTGTTATTCCTGATCGCCGGTTCACCGCACTTCCTCCGCGCATCGTTAACCATTGCAAGCAGAGACTGGCTATCAATAGTTTTCTCCGTGACAACAGATCCCGCTACTGCTAAAGTAACTTCAGTCATTTAGAAATCCTTCTTTGCTTAGTTGGGTTTGACAGTAAGCCGCCAGCTGCACACTGGCGGTTTTTCTTTTTGCGCCATCCGTGACGCCTATCAATGAAGCTCCTTTCTCAAGCGTGGCAGAACACGTGCCCAGTTATCATCACGCTCTGGCTGATATGGAATGTGCTGCGTAGCGTTCTCTATGGCCTTGCGCGCTTCTTCAAATGTCCAACGAAACTCTTTACCGAAATCGTGGAACTTGCCAGCGTGCGCTGACTTCATCGAGTACATGGCCGGGGCAAGTTCTTTTGCGAAGTCCTGCATGCGGTTGCTGACATCCCACATCCACGCCAAGTGGCATAAATCAGCATCGCTGAATTGCTTAGCGATAGGTGAATGAGCGACCTCGCGATCCAGAATGTCGAGAACCCAGCGGCGGAACTCTTTAGCTACATCAGTGCGAGCAAACATCGCTATCAAGTGAGCACCGCGAAGACTGAAAACTCGGACCTTTTTGCGGTAATTGCCTGAGGTCACTGATTCGATGACCTGAGTCATACCACTGGTAAACTCATCAGAGTTTTGGTTGAAAAGGTTCGTAATCGACTTTGAGCTTTTGTAATGCAGCGCGTTGGCAATGTCTGTAGAGGTCAACCAGATTCCGCTCAAGTTAGCCACCGGAACGATAGCGTTGCCCTGGAAGTTAAATTCTGATTTGGCTACAATGTTCATATCGTTAATTCCTTGCTGGGGATTTTCGGTTAATGAAGCCTGACGGTCTGACCACCGTTGGGCTTCTGTCATTCTGGACACTTCACACCCTGACGTTCTGCATACTCTCTCATTGCCCGAACAGCTTCCTTGCTAAAAGAGCGATCATCCTTTTGCGCCAAGTCTTCCATTACCTTTTCCAACCAATCCGGCATGCGCAGTGTTTTTACTTTCATTTTTATCTCCATATGTATTAGGTATGCATACATAGTATTTAGGTACGTATTGCTAGTCAATAGGTATGTACGTACTATTTACTCATATGCGCAGCGCCCGCTTTGGCGAAGGAGTTAAGATGTCAGAGAGAAGGTATAAAAATCCGCAAGTTAACCTTCGATTGCCTGAAGAGCTTAAGGAGCACATAGCTTTGATGGCAGAACGGAATAAACGATCCGCTAATGCAGAGATGGTTGCAGCTATAGAGGCATGGGTAAATGCCGATAAAGACCCTTACCCGCAAGCAGAAGATGCAACTCTAATCATGAAAAAATCGGAACTAAGGGAGCTGATAGATGAAGTTCTAGAAAGCTCAATGAAAGAAGTTTTGGCGGAATACGATCTGAAATCCATGAAGAAAAAGCCCACCTGAGTGGGCTTCCTATCTAATTAACTCATTTGGATGGTGCGAGTAGCCCTCTTGGGCGCTGTTGGTCTTTGATGGTGCGTATCGCTACTGTTTGCATCATCTGGGCCATCTGCTTCTGCGTCGCCTCGTCGATTCCACCAGTGGTCTGAATGTCGAACTGGAATGTCATTGATATACCTCCATTGCCAACGCCAGAACCACCTAGATCCCGATTGCTAATCACCCTACCGCTATCGCCTGGTATCATGTACTGGCTACCATTGCTGGCTTTGAAAATTTCAGGCTTACCGCCCTCGCCTACACGGTACATGCTATTGGCGTTAACGGGGCCGCCGTGTTCACGCCCTCCACCGTATGAGATGCTACCGATACTGGAAAGAAGAGACGCACCAGCACTAGCGATCGCCGCATAGTTGGCGAACTTCTGCGCCGGAGTTAAGGCTGTTGGGTCAGCCATTGCCTGTGAGATGGCAAGCTGCAGGTTTAAAGCAGCCTGAGCCACTGCAAAGCCTTTGCTAAGGGCGAACATAGCCTGATAAGCGCCACTGCTTTTACCTGCAGCACCAGCTGCCAGATTGGCGAGTCCATCGAGACCCTGTGACACAGAACCAATGATCGAAGAGATCGCCTGCGACTGCATGTTCGCTTCGTTCTCTGCAATCTGTTGGCGAGCATTGGCTGCCTGTCGCTGAATGGCAGTTTTGGCATCCTCATAGAGCTGGGCGTTCTGAACATCCAAGGCCTGATATTTGGCTAACGCCTCGAGCTTCTGCTTTTCCTGTAGGTCAATCTGAGCTGTTGGATTCTGAACCGCGCCCGATCTAGCATCTGGCATAACCTCGGATGCAGCAATTTCCTGCTGAGCGAACTTCATGCCCTGCTTAATTTGGGCCTGTTGCTTGAGGGCGTTGTTTTGATCCCAGATTTTTGCCGCATACTTTCCTGCCTGCTCTATCTGAGTATCGGTAGCGCCTTTGCCCAGCGACTGCTCCGCAGCCAGAATGGCTTGAGCTCGCGATAGTTCTTTAGTCGTATCACCTACCTGCTCTGACTTTGCTCTGAGCGCCTCCAGTTTCTGCGTTACCGATTCTGCTTGTGACGCAGACTTTCTCGCTTCTGCATTTCCAGCTTTGGTTGCAGATGTATTTTTCTCAGTGGCCGCATACTCATCCTGCAGTGCCTTCACGCGCTTACTGTCAGTTATACCAGCATCTTCAGCATCATATTGAGCTTGCAGTCTTGCCTTAGCTTGACCTTCCAGTTTCGATAGTTCCAGGCGTCGTTGAGACTTCTTCTCCAGATCCTTGGCTTCTTTGCTGTCAGTCGTGGATTTTGGGATTACGATCTTCGACTGGCTTTCGAGTTCCTTTGTGGAGGCAGCACGAATGCTTCTGATCTCAGCTTCCGTATTTTTTAGATTAAACGTCGCCTGACCAACTCGCTGCTGGTAAACAGACTGCGTCTCCCACCACTTTTGTCCTTCCTGAACCTCGCTTGTGTATTGCTTTTGCAGTTCAAGTAACTTAGGAAGCCTTCCAGCGTCCCCGGCATTCTTGTTGAAGTAATTCAGGTTGTTTGAAAGCTGGGTCATGGCACCGGCCAGAGACCTGGTCAGCCCAATGGATTCATTCAAATCTGAAATCACGTTTTTAAATGCAACATCCAATGAGTTTTTAGCGCGTTCGACGCTTGAAGGCATTTTGTCGAATTCTTCACTAACCTTCCCAGCCTGGGATCTTATGGCATTCAGCGCATCCTCTGCTGTTAGCTTGCCCTCCAGCATTCTCTTGCGTAAATCACCAACAGATATGCCTAAACCGGCTGCCATCTGGCGCGCCAGTTCCGGCATCTGCTCAATAATCGAGTTAAATTCCTCTGCCCGGATAATTCCGCCATCCAGAGACTGCCCAAATTGCCGTAGGGCTAAGCTCATCTCTTCACTGGATGAACCGCCAACTGTACCTATTTTTTGGAGTGTTTCTGTAAGGGCGAGGATTTGAGAATTCGATACGCCAGCAGATTTCAATGACTGAGTTAATTTTTCCCATAGCCTTTCCGTATCATCGAGGCTGCTGCCCGTTTGAGCTGCGATAGCGCTTAAACTGGCCATGGTACTCTTTGCAACTTCAATTGAAGGAGAAAGCCGTTCAACCCTAGCCTGAAGAATGGACATCTGATCCGCTATAGAAATGATGCGACCGGCAGCTTGCAACGTAAAAGCACCTGCTATTGCCAAACCAACTCTGTTCATCATCATCTCCATCCTGCCGGATGAAGCGGTCGCCTTCTCAGTTGATGAAGAAGCTGCATCTTGAGCGCTCTTAAGGTCATAAAGCTGACCAGCTAACGATGCAATCTCTTTTCTTTGTGATGCAGTAGCCTGAGATCCTGCTTGAAGCTCTGCTGCCAAAACAACTGCGGCCCTTGCGCCGTTTTGCTGCTTTTCCTCGAGTATTGCTACTTGGTTTCCAAGTGACTCCATAACCTTAGAAGCCTGGCTGGCGTCATTGGCAGATCTCGCGACCGCTTTTCCGGTTTTCTGCGCAGAACGCTCAAGGCCATCCATACTATTTGAAGCCTTATCTGCACCTTTACCCATAGAGTCAAGTGCCGCTTTGGCTTGCGTTGAACCTTGCAGCAATGGAGCAATGTCAGCGCCAACATCGTAGTAAATTTCTCCAACTTTCTCTGACATTACGATCTCCGGGCAATAAAAAACCCGCCGAAGCGGGTTGATATATAAATGATTAAGGTTTAGCTGCAGGCTTCACTGCCAACATAATCAGCAATTGAGCCACCAACTATTGGTGACAGGTGGTCATCTGGTTTAGATGAATGCATGTCTTCTAAAGTCTCGCCAGAACCCAAATACATCACCTTTTTTGCGCTGCAATCGTAGGCGCGTTGCGAATAAGTTGTACCCGATTTGCCATCTCGCTTGGTAATGATTGTGGCGAGATTGCCTTTGGTTCCTATTTCCAGCACGGTATAGGTCGCATTGAGATCTGACGGTACGTACAACTTGTAAGGCGGCTTGTTTGCCGCCGTAGTAACCGCAACTAAGGCCACTGCACCCAAAATCAGTTTCTTCATACCCTTATCCTTTTTGATGTAAGAAGTATCGACCTTTGACTTCGGAAAGGTTTATCGTCCCTCCCTTCCAACCTTCAGAGAGCATTTTCTCTTTCAGGGTAGCATCTCTTTCCGCCTGTTTATAACGCCGTAGTAGAACACCTAATTGGTCATAGCCTACATTCGTTGGTCTGACGAAAGTTCTTGGATAAGGATACGGGCCAATGATCTGCTCGTATTCGTAAATCTGGTAATGGGCCTGTGCAATCAAAGCATCCATCACGATGTCCGAAATGCTGACCATGTATTCACAGGCACTGATTGCAATCCTTAGATGCTTATCATCGCTACGCAGTCGGTAATGCGTTTTAATAGCCCCGGTTAGGGTAAAGTGCAAATCGACGACTTCTAAGAAGTTCTTTTTCAGCACCCAATCTCTGAACCATGCGACCTTTTGAGGAGCAAAACCCTGAAGTTCCATATCCCTATCCCCATAAGTAACGTGGGATAAATCCTAGCGGGGATGCGGTGCAATGGGAAGCAAGAAACCCGCCGGAACGGGTTAAGTGAATGGGATGATTTTTGTTACCTTGTAATGAGAACGCTCACGGCTGTCTAAAAATTTATGAACACTTCCCTTCACTACACGCTTCTTCAGTATGTGCAATTCACCCGCTGGAAACCTTTTGTCTTCCCAGTCGATTCCGGCAACTCCTTCCGAGATCTCATAAAGGGAAAATCTATAGTCGCGCGCATCCCCTGAGTACGTTATGGCTCCAGTGCCAAAGTGTTCTTCGGTTACATCTATAAACTTTTTTTGGTCCAGCTTCACATCAATCCACATTTTGTCTAGTGGGTATGCTTCACAGGCTAGTTCAATACGATATTTCATAACGCTCTCCATAGCTGATCCTCAAAAGATGCTATCACGGGAAGAGCGTAGGGTAATGCTAAACAAAGATAGTACGTAGCCCCCGGCCTGAAACGTAGAGCATGCGCACCTGAACCAAAAGCACTGATCATCTGTCAGGATGTGAAGTAACGGGAAGCAAGGTATGGCAGGTAGTTTTATGCAGGGCGAGGAATACTTAAATTAACAATCTCACAAATGCTAACCATAGCCGTCACACATAAAGCCCGTGAGTCATAAGCGCGTGACCAATGGCAAAGCCAATTTTCCATATCCTCAGCATCGTACTCTTTCATTGCCATCCCCTCGGCAATTGTGACCACCTCATGATCTGGGGCTGTCAGTTCGTAACCATTCATCAGTAAGAAGATGTAGCCAGACATCATCGCGGTACGTTTGTTGGCATTCGCGAAAGGATGATTTTGTATGAGGCTTTCAATAAGCGCAGCAGCCAGATGAAACATGTCATCTGTCTGCTCGTAGTATCTTATTTGGCTTGGTCTTGCTTGAGACGAACCCAATCCGTTGGGGTTTAGGACGTCGATAGGCTCATTAGGGGTTTGAGCCTCGATTAGTGACCTGTTGATAAAACAAAGGTCATCTACGGACAGGTAGTTAACTCCATCAACATGCTCTGCCATGCGTATTCACTTACACCTTAGACAGGTCTTCCATCGCTTTTTCGTAACGTGCGAAACCAAAGCCAAAAGCATTTTGAACTTGGTCATGATGCGTAGTGGCATCACTCATTGCCGCTCGCGGAGCTGCTACGATGCTCTTGTCACGAGGCGGGATGTACAATCTCTCTGCCTTTTTCTGTGCGTGACCCATGGATAGACCCCTTAGTAAAACGTGTAAGCAAGCCACAGCTTACGCTAATGGCAAATACAACCCAGGTTGTGATAAGGAGTCTAATACCGTTACTCATAAATGAGCAATACCGCCACAGCCAAGATCGAAGCATGTTCGGCGACGTTTTTAAATGCGGCTTTGCACGTTCGAGGATTTTAGCGACATTATACCCATCCCGTAACTGACGATGCCGTCATCATCTAACCATAGCATGAGTCTTCATAAAATTGCGCCGCACGCAATTTTAGCACTTTTTGCACAAGCACTTTGCATGGCAATGAGTGACACAAATCCTCGGTGAGGGATATACTCCTGCGCCCTTTAATTAGCCCTTAGCCATCCTCTTCGCCTTCCTAGCCATATAATCATCAGCCACAGCGTCATACTCTTCTTTCGTGAAGCCCTTCTGCTCCGGGAACTTCGCAGCCAACAGCATCTGAAATTCGGTCATCGTAAGGCGCTCAGCCTCTTCGCGGCTCATACCAAGGTGTGTACGGGCGGCGTTGATGTACTCGAAGGCATTGAACTCCGATGATGTGCTGGTCCCTTCGTGTTTTTGCAGTCGTCTTACTTTCGCTTTGCCGATGATGCCATGTTGCATGAGCGACTGCGCTATCAGCACCATGTCACTAACTGGCATAGCGCCTTTCCGGTAAACAAATAGCCACTTTCCAGACTTGCCGGGGCGTAACTCTCCGACCAGATCAGTGATGTTTTCATCGCAGCAGGCTGACAGCACATTCATCGCTGAGTAGACCATATTCTTATTGAACTGCGGCCGAGCAATGTAGCTCATCAACCACTGCGGAACGCCCCCGTAAGCTGCTACCGAGCGCTTAATCAACGAAGCATATTCATCATTGTGAAGGTCATAAAACGCCTGGACAATCTCAGCAGGATCACCAATTCGCATCATGTTTGCGAATGACGGCCGGAAAAAGTAGTCACGTTCACCCAGCGATATCAGGCACTCGCCAATTTCTTTGTAAGGGGTCATACGCTCTCCATAAGCATTATCAGGGGCAGCACGCCGCCCCTTGGAATGGTTACGAAGCGGTGATAGTAACCGCACAGGTGCCGGTGAAGTTGCCGTCATTGGATTTGAATGTGATCGTTGCAGAGCCTGCCGCCAGTGCGGTAACGAGACCGGTGCTGCTGACGGTGGCCTTCGAAGCATCAGACGTCGTCCAGGTGCCGGTGCGATCGGTAGCGTCAGTCGGCTGTACTGCGCCGGTAAGCTGACGGGATGCGCCAACAGCCAGGCTTGCTGTCGCCGGGGTAACGGTCACGCCAGTGGCCGCTACTGTCTCATCGGTATCGATAACCTGAATGGTGCTTGCATCGCCCACTTTGAACTCAGTGGTCAGTGACACGATGTCGTTTGTGCCGCCGTCTGAGCTGAGTGCGGTGATGTTCATGTAGCCGATAAAAGTGACCGGGCCATATTCGAGGCGCACCCAGATGCCAGGCTGACGACGGTTGCTGATTTCGGTATGGTAATACTTGATGAAGCGGCCAATACCGTACTGGTCCAGCTTGTCTTTCTTACGCACTTCACCTTCAAAGCTGATGGTGAAATCCGAGTTGGTTACGATCGTCTCAACATAGCCTTTACCATCGTCTGCATCACTGGTGACGCTGTTAGGGCTAAAGTCGAAACCTTTGCTTGTGCCGGCGGCGAGCGCTTTCCACTCAGACTCTTGCGGGAGCGCATCGCTGCAGCCGTCAGCTACTTCAAGCACAACGGCGCCACCGAACAAACGTTCGTTGCTGTTCTGGCAATCTGCCATATTTCTATCCTCTTGGACGTTTAGTTAAGCGCCGAATGTGGCGACAAACTGGAGCCGATAGACCAGGCGGCCTTCGGTAGTTAGAACGGGAGCGGGGATGCCGCCGAGGTTTTCGAGGTAGCCGACGCACTCATCAGCCATGGGGTGCTGTTGCACGTAGTCAATGATGTTCTGCACTGCGCTATCAGCTGCTCCATTACCGCCCTTCGCGCCGATCACGTCGACCATCACGTAATACTCTGAGCCAAGGTCTTTCCTCACAGCAGATCCGCCATTAGGCCGGAATACTAGGAACGCATCGGAAAGGTTTCCACTGTCAGACCAGACCAGCTGCTGAATTGTGAAGCCTTCAGCTAACCCGGCACTGGCGAAGAGGTTGCGCACCCGCGTATGCATTGGAGGTGTCATAGGGCCATCTCCTTCTTGATCGTCCTGTCGATTAGTTCGCGTGTATCTTCGAACCCCTTCGACAGGAACTCTTTCTGCGCCGTGGCACGCCGGAAGTTTTGCGGAATATTCGGGTCATGGACGTAAACCGCATAGTTGGCTGAGTAGCCCACACGCCCGGTTAACCTGCTTCCGTTTACGCTCAGTTCGCGGTACTGGCTGTTGATGAGCGTGTTCGTGTCGATAGGCGTGTAAAGCGCCGCCTGAGATGAACCGATGATCAGCGCGCTCTGCAAGGCCCGGACTGCCTTGCGACCCTGAATATCATCAATCAGCGCGCTTAGTTTTTGCTGGGCCTGCCGGATACCCTTTACCTTAACGCCCATGCTATGCCCCCGTAATGATCGCGAAGTCATCCGCCAGGCGGTCGAAAGTGTCTTCGAAGCGCACAGCCTGCATCACCTCATCGGCTCCCGCCTTCAACGGGTCAGGCTCGGCAGAGACGCCAATCAGAATGTAATCGCCGGTATCGACACCAGCGAACTCAGTCCAGACCGTGTTTTTTACGACACGCTCCGCTCCGATACTGCCCAGGCGCTTGCTCAGGCCACCCTGATAGCCGCAATCAATTACCACTGGCGCGGCGAAGCCTAACGGGTCGCCCATCTCATTCTGGCCCACCAGCCGCTTCCAGAACGTCGCTTTGCCGGTATAAGACCAGCGTGCTACTTCGGACATCGCTACTCTCTCCAGCTCATTACAGTGGGCTTTTCGGCGGCAATGCGCGGGCAGTTAATCACCCACTCGCCGCCGCTGTTAACGTAGCCGGTTGTCTGCCGACCGCATGAGGTTTTTAGCCAGACGCGGTTAAATGGCTTAGGCAGCCGCTGTGTCACAGGAATCCATAACATCAGCAGCCCCCCACAACCATGAACAGCCCGACCTTTGCTCCTGAAAGAGGAAGCCCGGACAGACAGCCGTTTTTATCCCAGTCGAGGATCTGCGTGTACAGATAATCTGTTCCCGCCGAATCATAGGTAAACGACCGCGAGGCGCCAGATGGAGCTGACTGTGATGAAATTCTCCGGGCACCGGACAGGGCGGCCAGTCGCGTGGCTGCATAGATGAGCAACAGCTTTTGCAGGCTTTCGGAGTAGCCCGCCCCGTCCATGCAGGCAGACGCTGCGCTGACCTGCTCGATCAGCAACTGAAGCACTGCATCAGGAACCGTGAAGCCCAGCTCAGCTATCAGCGGCTTTACGTCTTCCAGCGTGATTTGGGCTGCCATGGTTATTTCGCCTTCTTGATTGCTTCTGCCAGCGCGGCTTCAGCATCATCTGCGCGCTTCGTTGCCGTTTGCAGCTCTTCAGCGTGCGCCAGCTTCAACTGCTCCAGCGCGTCGGCGTGCTCTTTGTCTTTGGTATCGGCGTCGGACTGAGCCTGCTTCAGCTGCCCCAGCGCGTCATTGAGCTGCGTCTGCAGCGCTGAGGTATCAGCGGAAACAGGCGCAGAAGGAGTTGCCACTTCGAACTGCAGCGCCTCCCCCTTCTCTTTGGATGCTTCAGCTTTACCGTCCGCAACCCACTTTTCAGCGATCGCTTTATCAACGTCATAAACCTTACCGGCCTCCAGCTTCTGGAAACCGGCACCGGCGAAAAGGTTAGAGCTCAGGATTTTCACGAGTGCCATTAGCTGCTCCTTAAGAGGCGTGGATGACGGAGAACTTGTTGTTGATGTCCTGCTTGACCATCAGACCCATTGCACCCCAGGTGCGCCACACGTAATCGCTGTTGTAGAACTGGCGCGGGTCGGCAACGGTGCCAATCGCCTGACCAACAACCGGCGCGATAACGCCTGCGGTCAGCGGGACGATCAGGATTTCGTTGCCAGACAACTGCGCATCTTCTTTGATGGCGTCGATACCGGACAGCTTCAGCAGCTCTTCCAGCACGGTGCGGGTGGCGTTCACGTCGAAATAACGCTCGAGGTTGGACATGATCTCGGCAGAGACATACCAGGTCTGCGGCGCATACTGGCTGTTGGTTACGCGAACCACATCGCGCAGGGCGATGGCGTTGGTGCGCAAGTCTACCGGATCGGTGCTGGTTGCGAAGTTGAAGGTCAGCGTGACCTGCGCAACGCGCTCGTCATTTTTAAGGCCTTTCCACGTCAAACCGTCAAACTGCACGAAGTTTCCTTCAGAGTCGCGGAAGCCGTTGAACATGTAGTCAACGTACTGGCGCTGCACGTCCTCAACAGAACCGCGCTGTGCATCGGCCTGTGACTGAAGCGCTGACGGGCTGTTGAAGATCGGGTCGCGCCAGGTGAACTTAAAGCCTGAATCGTGGATCGGGACCATGGTGCCGTCGAAGGTGTAAGACTTCGCATCGAGAGCCGCGCCAATCTGGCCGCTCATGGATGTGTGCGCCCAGCCACGGCCGCCGGTGCGCGCATAGTCGTAGCGGGACTGTTCGATGCGCACTGAGCGCGACAGCGGCATCAGATCGTTCAGCAGGGTGAACTGGGTGTTTGGCTCGAACTGCGCCAGCACGGTGGTATCAAACGCGCGGTAAAGGCGGCGGATGTCATCAACTGCGTTTACGGCATCCAGACGACCGGCATCTTCACGGATACCGCGTACACGACCGAGGAAGTCGGCGGCAGCCTGAGCGCCTTCATTGCGCGCCATTTGCAGTTCGGCAAACTGCGCCTGGTTAACCTCAAGGTTGCCAGTGCGCTCGCCAATGGAACGGGAAAATACGAACATTCAGGTGCTCCTTACTTGAACACGACACGAATAAGATCGCCAGCTGCTGCGGTGACAGCGCGGTCTTCTTCGACGTAAGCGAATACAGCGGCGTCATCCGCAACTGCAGTAATGCGGCCAGCAGCAACGGCGACGGGCTGGCCTTTCTTATAGGTGCCGGCAGCTGCGCGGACGTTCAGAAACAGGCCCGGAAGCGGCTGAATAGCCACTAAGTTTTCGCCAGCGGCGATGGTGTCATCCACGCCCATGCAGCGCAGATAATCCATATTCGCCACGTACAAGATGGCATTTTCAGCGCCTGCTACAGACGCAGTAAATTTGCCCGCGTCGAAGAAGCCGATAGTGCCCGGCGCAGTGGCCGCAGCTGCTGCACCTTCGCGATTAAGCAGCGGATTAGGGAACACGCCGCCAGCGTGAATTACATGCTTTCCATCTTTCGCCATTTTTTACTCCGGCATTTCGCTGAGGGACTGGTTAGAGTTGACCTGACGGAAAGAACCGTTGAGGCCGGTAGTGGTCTGGCACTGTGCATACAGGCCATCCAGTGCTGCACCATCGAGGGCGTTGGCGGCCAGATCGTCCAGGCCAAACTTGGCTTTCACGGCATTGCGCTTTTCGCCCTTTTCTTTATCGGCGTTAACTGCGAGGCCGCTTTCAATGGTGGTCAGTTTGTCGGCAAACGGCTTAAACCACGCCGGGGCCTGCTCGCTGTTCGTTGCCGTCTCCTTGGCCTTCTTCTCAGCCTCTTCCTTCTCTTTCCTGGCCTTTTCATCGGCTTCAGCTTTCGCTTTAGCGTCATCAGCTGCCATCTGGTTATAAGCGTCCATCAGCTCAGCATCAGACTTACCTACAACGTCGATGCCTTTCGCTTTCAGCGCATTGGTGATGAGTTCTTTCATCGGGTTTGTTTCCTCTTTGACGGAATTGCTGTTGGCGCTGAAGAACGCCTTTAGCTGGTTGAATAGTGTTTTAAGTGCGGGGTCTTGGGGTAAAGCCGGATCGGGCGTCTCGGATTCTGCCAGGTTGACTACTTCTAACTCCTGCTCTTCGCCCTCAGAGTTAACGAAGATGCCTACGCCTTCATCTGGCGTGCCGGCGCCCGGCTCATCAAGCAGAACCGCAACATGGTCAAACATCATGTTGGTGGCGATCTCGTTGTACTTTTTGCCCTTTGACTCGCCGTTAGCGGCAATGCCCGAATAAAGTAGGCCGGTAGAGATATGGATCGGTTCGGAGTTGGTGCCGGCTGCCATTTCATCCAGGCGGTTAATCAGGCGTTTACCCTTCTCGCTGGATTCGGCATAGCGGCGGTCAACGTACATGTCGCCCGTTACCTTTCCGTCTGCATGGCTGACGTTCTGAAGCCAGGCACCAACGTGGTAGTTGTTGACTGCGCGAACATCGCGCGCTGAGACATGCCTGCCGTCAACCTTGGGGTGACCCAGCGGCATCGGGTTTCGCTCCAGCGTGTTATACGCCTTGCCAATTTCTGCTGCCGGGTACAACTTCCGATTCATCACGATATCATCAACAACAGGCGTGATGCCGCGAACCACGATATGTGGCTTGCCGTCGATGATTTCGGTAATGATGTTTGAAGCGGAGTTGACGACGGTCAGCACGTTAACGCGATTGCGTTTCATGCTGGTTCCTCGTAGGTAAATTAAAGGCAATAAAAAACCCGCCGTAGCGGGTTTCTATAAATTTTGAGTTAATTATTCGGTTAGATTGGCACATTGTACTTCTACGTAATTTCTGAGAGCCACTTTAACGCCATTCGCTGCTTTTTTTGCAGCATCACCAAGCTCACCTTCTTTATCATCATACATATTAGCAATTTTGCTATTCATCACTTCCTGAATGCGATCGCATGAAGCATTATGCTGCAAACCATCAACAATGATTTTATCCAGGGATGAAGTCATGTCTTGAGCTGCATTGGCTCCAGCGATACTTGGAGACTGCATGCCTTTTTCTGTAAATGAATTAGTTAATAAACCTAACTTAGTTAAAGCAGTACCCAATTCAAATTGAGCTTGCATGACTTTCGATTCATTAGCTTGTACGGAAGTAAGAGACACGAGCATTACGGCCACAAAGGCTTTTATAGATGAGCGACAGCGCATAAAGATCCTTTTTACAAAGACGAACTCATTAGTTGTTATGATTACGCCTTTAATGCTGCCATTCTTTCTTTTCCTTATCCAGCCTTTCAATAAGCCCTTCATTAACTATTTTGCCATCGTCACCAAGTATGACCGGTATCTGGCTGCAGTAGCAGTGAAAGCGGTTGCCATCACGGCTGTACCATTCACGAACTTCCTCAACCGTGCGCGTCTTCCCATGCCAGAAAGCGTGGCTGGTTCGCGTGGTTGGCTTTAGTGCTGAAAGGTGCAACAGAGACGTGTTTAGGCCAAGCCGCTCTTTTGACCATTCGGTTTCATTCCACTGCGCCTCCCGCAACGCCCCTACCTGCTCTGTCTGCGCCATGTTCTTGGCTCTGACCATCGACACATCAAGGCGCTGACTGACGATCCGCGCTGTCTCTCGCGGATTGATACCTCTGCCTACCGCACCGGAAATTACATTTGCCAGATCGCCGCGCGCCCTGTCCGACTCGAGGCGCCAGTCGCTGTAAGTGGAGACGTAAGCAGCCGCGACCTGATTCTGGTAAGCCGGAGAACTGAGTAGCTGCTGGAGCGTGGTTTGCTGCTCGTATATCGGCGACTGAACAGACAGGTTAGTGAATGCCTGATGCGTGCCGCGCTCATACTCGTCAGCGACGTAGCTCAGTGCCCACAGGTTGTTGCTCCCGCCCTCAAGTAATGCATCGTCCAGGATGATTTGCACGCGCTGCAGCAGATCTGCCAGTTGCGCAGCCGTCATGTCGTAGATATACGCTCCGGCGTTCACCTGATAGATGACATTGCCATGCACAGCATGAGATTTCTGGTTTGAAGCACGTTCGCGCCCGGTCATGCGCTCATCGAATAACTGTTTAAGCGCCACTTTTATGCGGAGATAACGGCCTTCGATGTCACGGAACATCCGGTTAACCGGACGGGCTGACTGTGTCGGGTCTGCTTTATTGCGGGGAATTACCGGCGTTCGGATCAGCTGTTGGTTTGTCATCTGTCAGCGGGTCCTTTCCGGGTGGTTTTTTATTCAGATCGGGCGGTTGCTCCGGCTCATACTCGGGAAGCGTCTGCAGTTCACCCACTGCGCGAATCTCGTTTTCTTTCACTGCGGCGCGGCCAAAGGCCTGCTGAGTTTTCTGGGCAACATCGGCCATCTTCGCCATATTGTCGATTCGGTCAGCCTGCGACGGTGCCAGCAGATCGGACCATGAGACGGTTATCTCTTCGTTTGCCGCCGGGGCGATTAGCCCGATAGCCCAGAATCGGCGCACCAGCGTCTCAATTACTTCAGAAAGGAAACCATTGCGGCGTGACATGCGGGTTTTCGCCCAGTCCTTCATATCCTCAGAGGATGCACGCTCACCCGTTACCTGACCAATGAGTATCTTCACCGGCATCGGTATCGTTGCGCAGAATTCGCTGAGTGAAGTGCGCCAGGTGGGTTCTGGGTCAGCGGCGGCAACGGATAAAACTTCAGCCGAACCAGCCTGCATGAATGTTGCTGCGTCAGTACTCTGGTTAAGACGGACTACCTGTTCATTAAGCGCGTCCGCCAGATCGCCATCCGCAACGCCAAGAGCTGCAGCCAGCGCGCGAAAGTCGGTTTTCTCGCTGAAGGCAAAGTTAAGCTGACGGCTGGCATTCTTCAGAAATCCCTCGGAGCTGCCACCTGATACCTTCTCAATGTCCAGCAACTTGTTATAGCCGGGCCGCAGCAGAGGAACACCAGACGTCAGCAGACCATCATCAGCACCTTCAGCGAGGATAATCACGCGATCAGGATGGATGCTAATTTGTCGCGCCGGTGCGCCACCCTGCTGCCCTTCAACCGGAAGTTCGGTGAAGCTGTACATCTTCGGCTGCCCGAAGCTTTCGCTGTCGGGGTCGTTATCCCACTCGCTGACATCCAGCTGCGATTCCCATACCGGGATCAGCTTAACCAGAGCCTTATCTGCCGTTCTGCCAATAACTGTTTTATTGGCCGGTTCACTCCATCGCCCGCTATCCCGCAGCTGGATAAGCAGCGCTGAATATCGGCCAACCATGTTACGGCGATCGGCATCCTTAATTTGCTTCCAGCATCGCTTGAGCAGGCGCTTTAACTTTTTATCCCACTCAGACTCGGCTTCGGCATCCTTCGACTTCTCCCCCTCAAACACCTCCGGGTAATCTTCCCAGCAGCCATCTGCCATGCGCTTGACTGCGGCGCCCGCAATAGCGTTGCGCTCGTAGGCGTTGTAGAAGTCGTCGAAGGTCAGATGGTTTGGGTAGCCAAACTCCTGATAGATGCGCTGGCGCTTGGTATTCCCCGATTTGCCAACATACTGCCCGTACAGTGCACGAGCGCGCCCCTCCGCCAGGCTGTTAATTGCCACGGACAGCGCATTCAATTTAACTGGTGTCACGTTGTCCTCCGTCAGCGCTTACGCACCAACATGCCGGTGATTTGCGGCTCTCTTAATTCGGTCAGGGCATAGACCATTGCGTCCAGCCTGTCGGGTGATTTCTTTGCGGTGGTCGGCACATATTCCATCAGCTGATTTTCCAGCGTGTAGAGGCTGCCGCGATGCGCTACGCGGCCCTGCGCATACAGGGCTGATATAGGCTCAGCTCTGGCGTATTTGCCCTTACTGGCATGCACGCGGATGACCCTGCCGGTAAACCCGGCGTTCACCAGAGTATCTTCAGCCATATCGCCACCCTGGTTGGTTTCAATCACGATCGCGTCAGCCTTATGCTCGTGATAGGCCTGCATTGCCCGTGTTGCCCAGCCATTAGGGGAATACTTGCCGCTGTAGTCGGCGTCGGTGCTGTACTGCCTCTCATCGCCGTTCCCGTATACGCTGGCAACCACAATGCCTGACTCGTCGCTCTCTTCACTGTTCGTAGCCTGCGGATCGACTGCAACCACGGTACGCGTCAGTTCTTTGGTGATACGCATTTCATGAGCAGCGCTGATCATCTCCTCGTCCCACAGCGCGCCCTCGGCGTTGAAACGTTTGGGATTCTGCATGTACTGAGCTTCAGCGGTGCGCCGGTGAGAGAACAGCGAGACACGATGCGATTCGTTGTGTTTGAACGGCCACAGCCAGCCATCAGGCAGGCCGTGTTCAATCGGGATTGCGTGGGTGTTGTCCGGGTACTGCTCAGCATAAGACTGGCTGTTGTCGATGATGACCGGCAGATTGAGGTGATGCCACATTTCCCCGCTGCCACCCCGCAGCAGGTAGCCACTCAGGTCGTGATAGTGGATGCGCTGCATAATCACAATCATCGGCGTAGTTTCAACGGCCAGACGGGATTTGATGGTTTCGTTAAACCGGTTGTTTACGCCACCGCGAACAGTTTCGCTGTAAGCATCGTCAGGTTTAACCGGGTCATCAATCAGCAGCGCGCCCTGCCAGCCTGGTTCCATATGCCCGGCACGAAAGCCAGTAACCTGACCAGCAGCCGACGACGCATAAACCCCGCCCCCGAGCTCGTTCCACCACATCGCCTTACTGTCAGCATCGTCGCGCAGCTCCATGGGCCACATCGCTTGATAAGCCTTCGACTTAATCATGGTGCGGGCAGTTGAGGAATTCAGCAGCGCGAGGTTATGCGAATAGGACAGGTGCATGAAGCGGGCGCGGCTGTTCAGGGCCAGCCCGCGGCCCATCATGTTGATGGTTGCCAGTTCGGTTTTGGTGTAGCCAGGCGGAACGTTGATGATCAGACGTTTTATTTCACCGTCGATTACCCGGTCCAGCGTCTGCTGTATCACCCGGTGATGAGGCGCGACGATCATCTTGCCGCCGGTACGCTGTTTGAAGAAGTAGCGTGAGAAGTAAAGACCGTCCTCCTCGCACTCTATCTTACGGGCGTATGTCTTCTGCTCAGCAGTCGTCATCCTCCAGCATCTCCCGCCGTACAGCCTTGTATTCGTCTTTCGTCAGCGTGGCCACTTCAATCGGCCCGCCGTTCTTGCCGGTATGCTCGTGTGCCGCCTGCTCTTTAAAAGCCATTACGCTGATGTGCTTACCAAGCAGCTCAAGGTTTTTCACCTTATCCGGCCATTTAATTTTTTTGAGGATGTTCTCCATGGTCGTTTCGTCGAAGTTGGTAACGGTGGTGAGAATGTCCAGGCCACTTAATGTGGTGCGCCATACCTTCGGCCATTCGTGGACCATCTTCAGGCCTCCGTCATCCTTCAGGATGTCGAGCACATCCATTTCGTCAATCTCGACCAAGCGACGCAGCACGTAATCTGCGTTTACCTCTACCCTTTCGTTACGCTCTGCTTTAAGTTCAATAATGCGTTGCGCGATACTAAGTTTCGCTAAGTTCTGCGCGCCCTGTTCGTTGGCGGTCTTTTCGCTGTACCCCGCCCGAATGGCTGCTTGCGTGGCGTTCAAATCGAGGAGGTACTCGCGACAGAACATCTCTTGTTTGTCGGTGAGTGCCATAGTTTTGTCCGGGTGATTTATGGAACCAGAAGATTTATCTCAATACTTCCTATACAGAAAAAAACCATCTGAAGAAAAGTTGCTGCTCCAATCCGTGCACGATAACTCTGATTGGTTGCCATTTGTGCAGCGCATGTCAGATTCGGGTTTGATAACTGCTGCTCTTCAGAATGCTTTTCACATTACATGGGTTGAAAGTGGACACATCATTCGCAATCAAATAAATGATGACGAAGCCGTGGCGTTCTTACTTTCTAAGCTTATGCCCCCATATAGTGGGGAGGGGATGACCGTATTTCGCGGTGAGAACGAAATAAGATTTAAGTCAGGTTTAATAGGGTTTTGCTGGACAGCTAATCGTGAAATTGCTGAGCGTTTTGCCCGCGGACTCAATGCATGTAAAGGTAATGGTCTTCTCTTAGAAGCTTACGCCCCATCTAATGCTATTTTTTCAGTGCCAAACGAGCACAGCCGCTATCTCGAAGAGGATGAGGTGACCGTTAATCCAAGGAAATTGATTAACTTGCAGATAATTTCATCTTATCCTAAGTCCCATTAGCTCCAGCTTCGAGACATTTCCCAGCGAGGCTAATCGTGACACAGGAGATGGTATGGCAGCCATCATCATGCCCGTTTACTGTGATGCGTAGCTTCGCCATGTTGTCCCCAATAAAAAACCGCCCGGAGGCGGTTACTGTTCGGATATCTTGTTGCTAAGCTTTGCAAGTAAAGAATCAATCCCAGCAATAAACCTTTCATTTGATTCAAATATAATTTTTATAAATTCTCTACGTTCTGCATCATCAATATTTTTCCCTGAAACCATGGAAAAATAACATTTGTTAGCTGGTTCGGTTAGATTTTTTATCTCTATAAAATCTGGCAACAACTCGGGAAAGTAAACACCAATTCTAGCTTTCATCAAGGGAGCATCGTTTTTCGGCTGAGCCTCAATGTTTTCTACCATTTTGTCTAGAGTGGTTTCCTTTCTAGCAAATGATACCCACTGCATATGCGTAGAAAAAATTAAGGAGTTAAACTTTATTAAGGATGCATATATCTCTTCAGCTTTACCTATTCTTACCTTTTGCCATTCCCTTTGCCTTTCCAACTCAATTTGTTTATCAAGTCTTTTCTCTGCGGATTTGTTAGCCATCCAGCAAGCTATTAGCGCAGATAATGAAGAGATGATTCCGACGCAAACGGTACCCCAAGTACTAACCATGCAACCTCCTTTTCTAAAAAGGAGTATCGTACAAGGGCGGTAATTCTTGAGAAAGAAAAATCATTTTTGCGCCGTTTCTCATCGTCACTATCTGCTACATGCAGGATATGCTCATGCAGCCATCATCGAGCGCAATGCTTTAACGCGCCCTGTGATGTTCACTTCAGACATTGCTCTCTTATGTACTGCTGCAGGCCGGCTATTTGCTTTCCGGCGAGTTCGATTCGACTTCTGAGGGTGAAATAATCCCGTTCAGCGGAGTCAGTAAGTCCGGGGCTGGCTGCATCATCCATGCCGGCGGCGCCGGAGGCGGATTGCTTCGTGCAGGTGGCGTTGAGCTGCAACCGGCGCTTGCCAGAAGCAACGTCATCATGCAGCTGATCGATAGTCGCCTGAGCATCGGCTAGCTCCTTCGTGTATTTGACATCGAGAGCGGCAACGCTTTGCTGTCGGCGCTGCAGGTCGTTGATTGTTTCCTGCTGCGCTTCTGCCAGGTTCTTTGCTGCCTGGTATTTATCCCTATAGCTGTCAGCCAGTAAGGCAAACAAACAAAGACATAGGCTCAGCAGTATGGCAACCAGAAAACGCCAGTTATTTGCCAGCCAGATCATCTGGACTCTCCGCCAGGCACATTGAACGCTCCATGTCGCGGCGATTCATTAGGCCGCGAAACTTCATGCCACCGGCATAGACCCAGCGGCGTAGCTCTTCACACGCACCATCCTGATCGCCAGCGTTCAGCTTCTTAAGTAACGTTGATTTAGAGAATGCGCCGGAACCGACGTTGTAGGTGAAGCTGTAAAGCGCAGCGCGCTGATATTCATTCAGCGGCACTTTGACCAAGCTATCGACCGTCTTCTTTACCGGCTGCAGGTCGTTCCACAGCAGACGGTCGCATTCCCGGTCGGTGTACTTCTTGCCTTTGATGATGTCGGTGCCTGTATGACCATCACAGACCGTCCAGACTCCAGCTACGTCCTTATACGGATCGTACACGCGCCCTTCCACGCCATCCTTGCCACCGAGGAATACCGTAGCGATAAGCATGGCTCCGCCACCTGCGGCAGTGATCAGCTTGTTCCGCAGTGAGTTTGACATTGCCATGGGTTATTCCTCGTGGAGGTCGGGCGCGGTAGGCCAGCGTTGCAGAGCTTTGATCTGCGCCAGTGTGGCTTTGCGTTTGTAATACCAGTTGATGCCGAGCGTTAGCAGGGCGACCACAATACCGGCCAGGACACCTACGGCGCTCCATTCATCGGGACTCAGCCTTGTCAGAAGACCGTTGGCAATTGTCCCGGCAGACGCGCCATACGCTGCGCCCGAAGCCAGTTTGCTCATATCGATACTCATGTGACCCCCTCTGTGTTGAGGGAGCTGGCTCAATTAGGAATTGTCTACTTTCTGAACTGAGCAAGCCCGGTTAGCTTTAATATTGCCGAGAGAAAAAGCCCCGCTTGCCGTTGCGTAGTCAACATTGAAGAATCCGCCTGAGTGCGGATTTTTTTATGGGTAAAAATCGCCCTCTGCCCCAAATCGCTAGATTCGAAGTGTGCAGTGATGGGCAGGGGCGAAAACGAAAAAGGCACCGCCGAAGCAGTGCCTTGTTAATCTATTTTCTGCGGTGCCGGGTGCCTCCCGGTGAGATAGCAAACCCGAAAAAGTCCATCCCGTGCGACATATCAAGCTTTATGCTTATTCGGATTCCACCCCTCCGCATAGGGGGATTCACCGCATTAAGCGCATTATAAGCCCTAAGAATAATCCTAAGCAATACAGCCTCTTGTTGCTGTACACAGGTTATTCTCTCGGCTGGTTCAGCCATGTATTCATGATCCACCAGCGGCTTTGGTTCCCGCCCTTTCAATTCAGAGTCGAGGCGTTCCTGCTGGCTGCAAGAATTCAGGCCAAAAAAAAGCCCCACGGCCTATATCCGCAGGGCTTTAGTACCCACTTTGAAGCCGTGGACTGATTTTCTATGTTGCCGCTCAACAACAAGACGTAGCTTTCACTGTTAGGAATCGTATCCCCAGTTTCGGGAAAAGTAAATAGCCCACTAAAAAATAATGGGCTATTTCATGCCGCGCTATGCAGTGACCTTATTCAGGGCTGCGTTTGCCCAAGACTCCTCAATTTCCAGTTTGCCAATCAGGGTTTCATAAAACAGCTTTACGCTCTTCTTCCATGTGTCTAGGCTAATAACATCAGTGATTCCGCATACTGCCTCATGGGCCTGAGTTGACGGGATGCGCTCGTACCCTCGCCCGCAGCAGCGCTTGCAGTCACCCATGACCGGCACGCCCTGCAGCTCCGTCTCTTTGCGCATCACCGCGCGCCCTCGCCCGTTGCAGTCCCGGCACGCCGACGAAACGATACCCTTCCCGCCGCACTGCTTGCACAGCACGCGTACGGTCTCTTTAACGTTTCTGGTATGCCCGCCGGAAAGTGGTGATTTCATCGAAAACACGTTCGCCTCGATAAAACCCATCGCCTGGCAACATTCGCAAGGCTTCACGCTGGCGGCGCTGCGGCAATAATCCATGTACGCGTAAGTTGCGAGCACTTGCATCACTGCTGTTTTAATATCTGTATCGAGCTTGCGAAGGGCGGCAACCCGGTCGCAGGTCTGTAGTGCAAATTCAGTTAACAGGGATACGGCGCGTGCGGCGTCGTTCTCACTTACTCCCACTTTCCCCATGAAAGCAGCGTAACCCAGCGGCGCGCGGCTTTGGGCAAACCCGAACCCCATCATGATATCTGATGAAGTAAGCCTATCCGGAGAGGTTGATGAGGACGTATCGCTGATAGAGGTGCTTTTAGGTGAGAAAAACTTAACTGCATTCTCAAGATTCATTTGATAGCCCCATGATTTTCATGAAAGTTGTATTCAACTTCAGCCGCTTTCCTTGACGCGATGGCATCCTCAATGCTTGCGAAATAACCCAGGTGCTTGTTTTTACCTTTTACCCTTATCTGCGCACCCCATTTCCTATGTGATGGCTTGAAATAAACCCCTGTTGCGCCTGATGAGTTATTTTTATGCTGCGTACGGTTTCTTCCATTGCCGATACCGTCAACAACGCGAAGGTTATCAATCCTGTTGTCTGTTCGATTGTGGTTTATATGATCTATCTGCATGCCATGAGGTATATCTCCATGGTGCATCACCCAAACAACCCGGTGCTGCATTAACCACTTCCCATTCACTCTCACACGCAGGTATCCCTTGACGTCAACGGAGCCAGCAAGCGAACCCTTTTTCACCTTGTTGTTTGGGCTATCTTTCCAATACAATTCCCCATCCTTATATTCAAAAATCAAGTGATAATGTAAGGTCAATGGGTGTTCTGCTAACTCCCCGATAATAGTTGCTTCAAGGCTCATGCTGCTTCGCTCCTTTGCTTAATCAGCTCTCTGGTTTTCTGCCGGTAGTGCGCAGCCAGTTCCTGCAACTCTTCCCGCGTCCACTTCTTCACCGGGTGCGGCCCCATGAGACGATCGAAAGCGGCCTGCCCGATTTTTTTAATCAGGTTTGGCGTGTAGTTTTCGATGTTGCCGGACAGGTGCTGGTTACACGGAACGCATTGCTTATGGCAGTTGGTTTCGTCGTAACGCGTGGCCGGTGATGCGCCGCGAGTGCGGTAGTGCCCGGCGTCATATTTCCCTTCATGGAAGCGTCCGCAGCTGATGCATGGTTCGGAGGCATCACGGGTGCGGATATATTCGTTGAAGGCGGACTGGGCTTGCTTATGGAAGTAACTGAGGGGCTGTACTGCTAACTTGCGGATTTTGGTGTGGCGCTTTTCCTGCTGGGTTTGTTCTCTTCGTCGTCGTTCGGCTTCCAGTTTCTTCTTCACAAGAAGTAGCTGGCTGTACTGATAACCGTGTTCCGGGCAACACCACCACTCGTTACTGAATTTGGGGTGAAACCACTCACGGCATATCTTGCATTTTCGCCGAGGCATCTTTTCAACCGGCATTAGCAAATCCTCCTGCTATTTCACGAGCCTTATCAACGTATGCCTGATGAGCGCGCTGAGCTGTATCAAAATATCCAAGGCTTATTTGCTTTCCATTGACGTTAATCGACGCCCGAAAACGCCTCGTTTTTTTGTGATAGCTGACACCCTTGAAGCCAGACGTGTTGTTACCTTGCCTCTTCTTGTTGTATTGATTTTGAGAGCCTGAAGCGTCGCGCAGATTACTTATCGCATTGTTCGAGCGGTTCCCGTCCACATGGTCAATCTGCCCAATAGGCCAGCCGCCTGTAGTTATGAGCCAAGCAAGCCTGTGCAGGAGATAGCCTTTTCCATTGACCATCACTGAAAGGTAACCATTCAGGGCCTTAGTCCTTACTATCGCCCCTGCTGCGCACGGACCTAGCGATTTTCTGCGTATGAAAACACCTGTGTCAGGATTGTATTCAAACAGTCTTTTAAGCTCGTCAGCTGTGATGTCACTCATCGCTCTCTCCGTGCATTCGAAAGTTTACGTCTTGCATCCAGCCAGCGCAGCAGCGGGCGCAGGCATATACCCATCCCGGCGGCAGAGGCGCACCACAACCAGCGCAGCTGATAGCGGACATATCGCCCGGCGGCGTGGAACGGGAGATAATCGAGGTGCTCGTAATACCAGGCGTCTTCTTCGCAGATTTCACAGTTAACCCCGAATCGGTATTTGTCCTCACTGGTCAGCACGGTGGTGCAGCTGCAGCAGCGCTTAATGCCAGCATTTGTGCTCATAAGTCGAGTCTCTCCGTGGTTCGCGGTTTCCTTCAGGCAGCAGCGCGCTGACCAGCCAGAGGCGTGGGTCGAGGGCGAGTGTCTTTTTGGTCTGGATGTTGCGGGCGGCGTAGCGTGAAAGGAGTTCGTTGGCGGTATCGGTATCTACAGGGTCATGAGTGAACCACGTTTGCCGCATGGCTGCCCCCGTTCTTTTTCAGATACTCAGGCCAGTGCTTTTCGAGTATGCGTTTCGGGACGCGTAAGCCGAGCCCTATAACGTTGGCTTTGGTTCTCAGCGTGCTGAGCGGCTTGTTGATCGCACTGGCAATAACCTCTGGCGGAACCTTCCCGGCCACGCGCTCAACGTACTCAAGTTCCTGCTGTGTCCAGGTGCTTTTTCTACCCATTTTGTTTGTCCTTCAGTTTCATGTATTCGCTGTCAGCCGGGACCGTCAGCCTGCACCCTAAGTTCAGCGCCCAGCCTTCTACCTGCGTGAGGTAGAAATGCATGTCGCCGGTATCGAGGTCTGAGGTGTGCTTCAGCGATCGGATGACTGTTGTTTCCCCTGTCACCACATCGATCATTTCCCGCTCCACGTAGCCGAGATAGGTGTGCTTCATCGCGTCTTTTACCCACTCAGGAGAGGCAAAGTCTTTGCCGCGCCGGATGAGCCAGTCGCTGATTTCGCTGTACCACATGTGGGATAAGGCGTTCTGGTTGAGGCTGCGCTTCTCGCGCCACGGCTTGATGATCAGCCGGTAGGTTTCGCCAGAGTCGAGCATGGGGAGGATTTGTTGCCCGATGGCGCTGAAGTTCGATTTATGAAGGCGTATGCCGTCCTTCGCTATTTCCATCGCGCTTGTCTCTCTTTAGTGCGTCGCTTAGCACCTTGCGCATTACACTCGGCAAGGATTGATAGTCATGGTATTTGCGAGCGTATGTGGTCACTTCAGTTACCAGTGATTCAAACTCATCGTCAGATATGACGTGCTCAGAGTGCTTGAAGGGAATTGAGTTGTTCATCAGATTTTCTCCGCGCTACTTTCACGGTAATCATTGCCTCTGGTTTGAGATTTAATGAACTTAAACGTCGTTCTCTTCCAAAAGCTTTGTACCTTTCACCGTTATAACAACTTTGTAATATTTCAGGGGGTTTAAGGGTTCAGACTCAAATTTTATTAAACCTTCCTTTTCCAGTGGGATTAGGCTCAAGGCTGTTCTGTCTTCTCGTTTCTTGGTAACAGAGTTGTAGCGGATCTGAAAACCATGGCTTTTATCACCTCTCAACATGTATTTTGCTTTTTCTCGCATAGAACGGAGGATTGACAATGAGGCTGCTGAATAAGGCATTGGTATCCCATTTTTGATTAGAAATATTAATTTTATTTTAGACTTTATTCGCTAGTTCTCATTTTTTTGCCGATTGAGAACTGGTTACGCACCTTTGAGGGCTTCCAAATAACGTTCTTCGCTAATTGAAGAGCTATTCACCTCTCGCTTGTTAGCAAGGCCTTTTAATCTTCTCTTTCAAAATTCACTCCTGACCTTTTTCTTACCGTCTTTGTCGGAACGCGAATCGCTCATCATGTCCAGCGCCTCAGCTGCCAGCGTGCGGATATGCGTCAGCGTTTCGTGTGAAGGCGGTTGCTTACGGGCGACGTCGATGATTGCCAGCAGCAGGTTGCGGGTCTGGTCATGCGAGGGTCTGATAATCAGCTGCGTAACCTGCGTCATGCTCTCGCTCCTTCCCGTCCGGCCAGCCAGAAGAAAAACGCGCGATCGACAGCCTCATCCTGATAGCCGAGGTGCGAGCGTGTCATGCTGTGCCTGTCGCCGTGAACGCTTTGATAAAAACGTTCGAAGCTGCTGCGGATGCTGTCGCTCATGATGGTCTCCCTTGCCTGACAAGCGCTTTCAACCGGGCAATGTTGTCTAGGGCCTTTTCGCTGGCTGTCGGCATGTAGAGCTTTTCCAGCTGCGCGCGGGGTGGCGGAATTTCTTCGCCCGACTCGATACGCGATGCCATCCTTCGAAGCTCGGCGCGGCATTTGGCGCGCAGCTCAGACTCAGAGAGGTTGTTGGCGCGCATAGTGCTGTACAGGCCGGTGACCATCCAGTATGCGGCGTTGCTTTCCCACGGATAAGCTTCGGGGCTGTCGATCAGACCGCGGCGGGCGGAGTATTTCATCACCATGTCATACAGCCCGTCTTCGTCCGGCAGACCAGCGGAGCGAAGTTCGCCCTGCTTGCACCATTCGATAAACTGTCCAGGTGACGGCCAGAACGGCGATGCGCTGGCGCGGGCGTGCTTCATGCCGGCCGACAGCTGCTGCTTCGTGCTGATGTCGTTTTCGGCGAAGGCGGCGATCCACTGGCGCTTTGCCGAGGCCTCGTCTCGCGGGTCTTTCAGCGCTGTGCTGACTGATGCGGGAAAAACCTGCTTGAGGCTCATGAACAGCATGTCGACCAGACGCTCAACGGTTTCGTTAACGCCACGGTCTACCGGCTGCGGGCCGTCACCAGCCATGCGGGCCAGCGCGCTGCTGTCGCGATTGTTTATTGCGGCTACGAGATTTCTCATATGAAATTTTCCTCCCACTCTCTGCGGTCGTTCCAGTGCGGAACCTGCTGCTGTGAACTGGATGGCGCATTGCGAGCTGGCTGGCTCATCTGCGCTTTAAGGGTCGCCCACTGCTTGCGCAGCTTCGACGGGCTGAGGATATTTGTCTGCCAGAACTGATTGCCGTTCGCCCAGGTGAAGACCTCGCAGATTTCCCGGTGGCTGACAGTCAGGGATTCGCGCATCAGGCGGATATCGTTTGCCCAGGCGGGCCAGTTGGGTTGCTGCGCTGTCGGGGTGATCACCTGAACCCGGCTAAAAATCCACTGAGCAGCCAGAAGGTCATCAGCGGTTCCCCACTTGTCGCCCCTCGGTGAATGAACCGCTGCATCAGGCCGGACAACAGGAAGACTTTTCAGACGCTCGTCAGAGGATTCGCCAGAATTCTCGGACGTATGTTTAATGTCTTTTTTGTCTTTTGTAATAGTGTCTTTTGTGTGTCCCTGTTTTGGTGACAACGCTGTCACCGTTTTGGTGACACCTTTTGTCACTGTTTTGGTGACAGTGACACCATCTTGGTGACACTCTGGAATTTGCCACGCAGCGAGGTTCTTATTAGGCCCAATTAGCATGCCTTCCCGGACCAAAACACCCATCTGAATTAGCTCGTTTTTCGCCTTGTTCACCTTCTGCCTCGGCAGTCTGGTGAGCTGGCTTATCTGGCTGTCAGCAATGCGATCCATCTTTTTGTTGAAGCCGTATGTTTTCCGGCAAACAGCATGCGCCACCTTCGCCTGATTCCTGGTCAGGTTGGCCCCTATCAGCTCTTCGTACAGCTCGTTTGCCAGACGCGTATATCCGTCGTCTGTGTCTGCCACACGTTGCTCCACGGCCCGGAGTTCGGGCCTGATTGGTGTTACATTTGCAAGAGCGAGGCTCATGTTGCCTCCCCATGCGAGGTTTCCTCACCCAGCACCCATCGCAGCGCCGCAGCGTAGTCGCCGGTCGCTTCAGTGAGTGCCTGAGAGATTTCTTTGCGGGATTTAATGCGGGGTTTGCTTTCACCCATCACCGCGCGCTGGCGGCGGGCGCGTTCGTGGCCTTTCACTTCAATCACGACCTGCGCCAGCTCTTTTACTTTGGCGCGCTGCTCATCAGGGGTCATAGCTGAAAGCTGGCGGGCGTGAGTGAGTGTCACCTGTCCGCCCTCTACTGCGTCCTGCACTGCCTGCGTGCAGTCCAGCAGCGCCAGAGTAGCTTTTACGGTCTGAAGGCTGCAGCCGAAAAGGAGCCCTAAATCCTGCTCATCGTGGCCGCGTTCAATCATCGCCGCCATCTTCTTCGCCCGACCCAGCGGTGTATCGGCGCGCCGGATTTCGTTCGCGCTGACCAGATACTGGGACATGCGCACTGCGGATCCCCGCTTGGCGATTGCTGGTACCAGTACTGGTTCTTTACCTTCTGCCGTCAGTCGAGCATTTGCCTCCAGGCTATGCCTGACACGCTGACGGCCGTCTACCACACAGACCTTACCGGATTCAGGATCCTTCCAGCACAGCACCGGCTCCAGAACGCCTTGATCCATGATGTTCAGCACCATCGCTTCGTCGATAGGCAGATGAATACGCTCGTCATAAAGCGGGTGTGATGGGTCAGTTACCAGATGTAGTGCGGCCGGCTCGAAAAACAGCACGTTGCTTTTACCGCTGGCGCCGTAAGCGTCGATTGAGTTCTTAGCCATTGGCGCCTCTAAGATTGAAAACGTTGATTGGTTGCTTCATAATTACTCCTGTGAATTGATCCAGTCTTTTCGCATCAGGCCTCGAAGCTGTTCCCGCAGCTCGGGGCCTTTTCTTTGCCCAGAATCAGGGCTACTTCCTTCGCTACCGCTTTAGCCAGCTGGGCCGCGTCGTCATCAACAATCCCGTACTCCAGGATGTCGATAGCCATAGACATTTGGCGGAAAAAATTCTTCTTCATGCGGCTTACCTGGTACTCCGCAATCCCCAACTTTTCTGCGAACGTCTTCTGACTGATAGACGCCAGCTTGTTCAACAACGCCGATTCAATGCGGCGCGCGTTCTTGCTTTGAGTTGCATGTTCCATCTTGGATAATTCCTTTGTTGGTTAATTGGTTGCGTGACATTGCAGTGAGCACGTCACTTGAGGTTTCCCCACACGGGCGGGGGCAGGTTTCAGAGTGTTAAAGAACGATGTTGCTTAAGCTGCTTTATCTTTGGACGGTGGGAAGACTTCATCTAGCGAGCACTTGCAGCCCAGTTTTTTTAAGCCTTCAATGATTGCTCGGCAGTCATTAAGGCTTGGAGTACGGATGTTCAGTTCATAGTTGGCGATGCGGGATTGGCCCCAACCAATAGCTGAAGCCAAGACAGCTTGCGAAACTCCGATTTTCTTTCGCTGCTGTGCAATGTTGTTCATTGCAGCCTCCATAACATTAAACACTGAAGCATTACACACAAAATGTGATTAACAGTCAACCTCAATTCGTGTACGGAGTGCAATCACGAACCGTGGTAAATTTACTGGATGAAAACAATGCATGAGTTAATTGGGGAAAGGATCAAATCCCTACGTGAAGCAAAAGGACTTAGCCAAGTACAGCTAGCCAAACTTTGCGGTTGGGCAGCTCCGTCTCGTCTGGGGAATTATGAGTTAGGCACGCGTAAGGTAAGTGCTGACGACGCGGTAATCCTTGGTTCAGCCCTTGGAGTGTCACCTGCCAAAATCATGTTTGGTGATGATGCTGATTCTGTTTTCAGACAATATGAATACCCATTGTTCGCTTATGTCCAGGCTGGACCCTTCTCAGAAGTTGGCAGTTATACCGCGAGTGATGCAAAGGCATGGGTAGCAACTACCAAGAAAGCCAGTGAGAAAGCTTTCTGGCTTGAGGTAAAAGGTCACTCTATGACCGCGCCGCAAGGCGTTCGTCCGAGCTTCCCTGAAGGGATGCTGATTCTGGTCGATCCTGCGGAGCCGGTTGAGACAGGAGACTTCTGTGTCGCTTCCGCGAACGGTGATTCAGAGGCAACCTTCAAGAAGTACGAGCTGGATGGTGGCGTAAGTTACCTGGTGCCTCTGAACCCTGCTTACAGGATTCTGGACTGCGATCACAGCATCCGCATCATCGGCAAGGTAGTTAAAGCTCAGTGGCCGGAAGAGACGTTTGCGTAAAAGGAAAAGGTAACTACAAGATAATTAACCTGATTATTGAACATTAAATAAGGCTGCTTTAATAATTAATATAATGGAGGGCAAGGATGGATAGCTTAAAGCATCAAAGATTCAGCGAATTCTCACATGAAGATAAGTTTTTCGATTCGTTAAAAGCCGATTATCAAGAATTCCCCGCATGGCTAAATAAGAAAGCTGATGCAGGCGAGTTTGCATACGTTTTGTATGATGAAGCTCATAATATCGAAGGGTTTATGTACTTGAAGGAAAACGATGATGCTTCAGATATCTCTCCCAATCTTCCTCCAGGTAATCATTTAAAAATAGGCACATTTAAATTTGAATCCAAGGGTACTTTGAGGGGGCAGAGATTCCTAAAGAAAGCCTTTGACCACGCAATAGCATCTCGCTCAGATGATATTTACGTTACGATTTTCGAAAAGCATGACCACCTGATAAAGCTTTTCCAAGCTTATGGTTTTTACAAACATGGTGAGAAAGAAACTGTAAACGGAAAGGAGTTCGTATACGCACGCTCAATGACAGAGGTTAATGGAGACGTTTTACTTGATTACCCTCTTGTTCTCCCAGCAAGAGCAAGGAAGTTTCTACTAGCAATCTACCCTGAATTTCATACCCGACTTTTTCCTGACTCTAAGTTGATAACAGACTCACCTGACATGCTTCAAGACGTATCACATGCGAACAGCATTCATAAAATCTATATATGTGGTATGAGAAGCGTTGCCAGTATGAAGCCCGGGGATATAATCGTCATATACAGAACGGGCGATGGCAAAGGTCCCGCTTATTATCGTGCCGTTGCAAGCTCTGTTTGTGTTGTTGAAAAAGTAAGACACATGGATGATTTCCCAGATGTTGAATCTTTCATTAAATATTGCTCTAAATTTAGCGTTTTTTCTGAAGAAGAGTTGCGTAAATACTATAAAGAAAGAACATACCCTTATATTGTCAGATTTACCTACAACTTAGCTTTACCAAAGCGGCCGAATCGTGCTAGCCTAATAGATCAGGTTGGACTAAATGGTACTAGGGGCTTCCGCTGGAGCCACTTTGAATTGAGTAATGATCAATTCGCAAAAATACTAGAGCTAGGTAAAATAGATGAAAGTTTTATTGTCAATTAAACCCGAATTCGCTGAAAAGATATTAGATGGAAGCAAAAAATTCGAATTCAGAAAGGGTATATTTAAAAACAGTAAAATCACAACTGTTGTTATCTATGCAACCATGCCTGTTGGCAAGGTGGTTGGGCAATTTCAGATCGATGATGTATTAAGTGATAACCCTGAGTCACTTTGGAGCAAGACGAAGCGTTATGCTGGCATATCAAAGACTTTTTACGACTCTTATTATCAAGGTAGAGATAAGGCATTCGCTATTAAAATCGGACATGTTGAGAGGTTCTCGGCACCACAACCGATTTCCAGTTTAGGAGTGGGTATAAAACCTCCACAGTCTTACTTATATCTTTCGTAAAGCCAAACATCTGCACTACTAGCCCGCCACTGAGCGGGCTTTTTTGTGCCTCAAGATCACCGCCAAAAATAAAATCACACCAAAATCATACACATAACGTGTTACATTCAATTTATACACAAAACGTGATTGACCATTAAATCACAATATGTGAACATCAATCCTATCAGCAGGACGACGTACCCAACACGACGTTGGATCGCTCTTTAACATTGATGGGGTTTATTTCTCCCGCCCTTGTGGGAGACCAAAGAGCAGTTGGCTTTGGGGTGTGGCTGGGTGAGCGATACGAGATGCAAGCAAAACCACCTGAGTAACGCTGTGAGCGCGTTTGGCAATTAACGGATGCAAGAAAGGCTCACTAAGCCGTTCGAGTGCGGAAAGCAATAGCCCAGCATGCCACCTAAGCCAATTACCGGAGGTAAATATGTTTGCAGCTAACAACAGCGTCAGCCGTCGCTACCTCAAGCGTGGCGAACTGATCGCAAAACGCCGTGCAGAAGCGGCAGAAGGTAAAGCCCGCGTTGATGTCAGTGCCCAGCGCGTTTCGCGTGCTGTATCGGCGCCGAGCATTCGCGAAAAGCACGAAGAAGTAGCGCTATGCGTTAGTACCAAATACCAGAAGGTCAGTAACGAAGCCGGGCGCCAGATTCACGCGGTGCAGAAGATGCGCGGGAAGAGCATCCCGCTAATTTAGGATGTCGGCAATCCGGGGAAATTGAACTTATCAAGCGTCCTGCGGCGCTATAAGACAACTGAGAGGAGGGCACTCCCGTACCGACTTCAGTATCACCATATAATCATTTGGCGGGGCGCAACGGCGCTGGGATTGCTCCACTGACCTCTGTATTTTTAGGAAATTTATATTCAGCCGAGCATCTATGGCACTTGAGAGTTTTATAAGCAATGCTGGAAGTATCATACTGAAGAATGGACTTCACTCCCGACTCATAGCATGTAGTACAAAGATAATGAGGCTTGAACTCCGGATCGTCCGTCGGCTTCAGTGCATAGACCACCGTGTTAGTAATCGGGTGATACATTTCATAGTTCAGCTTCTCATTATCCCAATTCTGTTTCTTTTCCAGAAGGGATTCGAGCTCAACGATGCGCTGCTTAGCTTCGCCCAGAAGCTCCGTTAATGCGTATTGCCCGGTACGAGCATCAATAAGCTTATCAAGCAGGTCAATAGTTTTGCTTTTAACGTTGTAATCCACCTGCAATGCATTAACTTCTTTCGCTAAATCAACAGCACCTTTCAGCGCACCGCCAGCACTGGTGGCAGCTTCAGTAATACGCCGAACCAGTCCTTTTTCTTCTGGCATATCAGTCACTCTCAAACTGTAGGGGTGAATTGATTTTATCCGATTTCTCACTATAGGGGTATAGCGAGAACCACCTCGCCTGATGTGGTTAAAAGCAGTCGCCAGAAGCCGCATAAGCGGCTTTTTTTACGCCCATTATTCACAGCAGTGACACCGCAATGGCCTGTTGCGACAGGTCATGACGGTGCATTCGCACCAGACGCGTAATGACGTTACGAGAGATTTGCGCTTTTGGCTCCTGCAGGAATGCAGGGGCCATTTTTTTAACTCACTTAATCGAATTAAGGACCCCACGATGAACTATGCCATCGCGGGCGGTGCCGTCGTGGGCGCCGCTTACTTTCATGAATCCCAGCTTGATCGCCTGATCCGCCGCCTGCGCGCCGGGCTGCGCTCTGTTATCGACACCCTGAATCAAAGAGGCCAGCCATGAAGATTCGCTACTTCCAGAAAGCGCAGGAGCTTTCACGAGAGGCCCATCTGTTCGGCGATAGCGCCAAGTGGGCTATGGCAATGCTGCTGTTACGGAGAGCGCACCAGTGAAACTTTCATGGCGAGCCAAACAGGAAGTCGAAGAGATCATGAAAAACCTCTCTGAGATCGATTTAGAGCGCATCGGTGATGAAGTCGACGCGATGATGGACCAGCACAAGATTAACCCGCTGATGACCGCGCTGTGCTCATTCCTGCCGAAGCATTTCGATTACCCGGCTGTCGAGCTGGTTGACGAAGACGACGAGCAGTATGAAGCCGCAGAACATTTCCTGCGTGATGCGCTGGTGAAAGTGGCTAAGCGGGAAATGGCGATCGGGATTTACTGTCAGCGACACGGGAATATGGAGGCCGCCTGATGGAACCTGGCATCTATTACGACATCAGCAACGAGGACTACCACCGCGGCCCCGGCATCAGCAAATCGCAGCTGGACGACATCGCGATCAACCCGGCCATCTTCCAGTGGCGCAAAGAAGCGCCCGAGGACGAAGAGAAAAAAGCCGCGCTGGATATGGGAACTGCCCTGCACTGCCTGCTGCTGGAACCCGAAGAATTCGACAACCGATTCATCGTGGCGCCTGAATTTAACCGGCGCACCAACGAGGGAAAGGCGAACGAGAAAGCCTTTCTGAAGGACTGCGCCGGGCTGGGCATGACGGTGATGGACGCCGAGGAAGGCCGCAAGCTGAAGCTTATGCGCACCAGCGCCCTCGCCCATCCGGCTGCACGCTGGCTGCTGGAAGCTGAAGGCCATCAGGAAGCATCAATCTACTGGAATGACGAGCAAACCGGCAAGCTTTGCCGGATCAGGCCAGACAAGTTCCTGTCCGGCCAGCCCGTCATTGTCGACGTGAAGAAAGTAGCGGATATGACCCGCTTTGCCCGCCACGTTGAAGAGTTCCGCTATCACGTTCAGGACGCCTACTACCGCGAGGGCTTCAGTAAGCACTTCGGCGAGTACCCGCTTTTCGTGTTCATCGCCGTCAGCGAGTCGATCGACTGCGGCCGGTATCCGGTGCGCACTTTTCAGCTGCAGGAGGACGATGTTGCCGTGGGCTACGACCTGTTCCGCCGCGACCTGACCACCTATCACGAATGCATGCTGACCGGTAACTGGGGCGGCATTGAAGAAATCACGCGCCCGGACTGGGCCAAAAGGAAGGATTACGCATGAGCAACGAAATTACGCACGCGCCGGTCAACGAGGCCGACACCAAAGCGGCAATCTTCAGCCCGAGCGGCCTGCAAAAGTTACAGGCTTTCGCCAACGTCATGGCTGAAGGTCGTGCAACAGTGCCAGCCCACCTGGCAGGGAAACCTGCTGATTGCCTGGCAATTGCGTTACAGGCGGCCCAGTGGGGAATGAATCCATATGCGGTGGCGCAAAAAACGCATCTCGTTAACGGAACGCTGGGTTATGAGGCGCAACTGGTTAACGCAGTCATCACCAGCTCAACAGCCGTTCAGGGGCGTTTTAAATACGAATACGGCGGTGACTGGGGGAAATTCAAGCCTGGTGCAGCGAATGCGGCCAACGAGCGCGGTCTGTTTGTTCGCGTCGGCGCAGTGCTGCGCGGCGAAACGGAAATTACCTGGGGCGAACCGCTATTTATGGAGTACGTCACCACGCGTAACTCCCCGCTATGGAAGACGGCGCCGCAGCAGCAACTGGCTTATCTGGCCGTCAAATACTGGGCGCGCCTCTACTGCCCTGACGTGATTCTCGGCGTTTACACCCCGGATGAGTTCGAACCGGAGCAGCGCGCGGAACGCGACGTCACCCCGGCGCGCAGCCGGGCAGACCTGAACAACCTGATCAACAGCAAGCCCGAAACGCAGCAGCCCGAGCGCGAAATTAACCCGGCGACGAACACCAGTGCGCCAGCGCGCACGCCGGACGAGCTGCTTGCCGATTTCACCACTGCTGCAGCTGAAGCGGAAAACGTTGCCGGTCTGGACCGCTGCTACAAATACGCGGCACGCATGCTGGCGAACGAGGCTGACACGCTCGAAAAAGCCACTGATGTTTACCTGCTGCGCAAAGCTGAGCTGGACGAGGCGGCAGTCTGAATCTGGGAAGAGTATGCAAACATCTGACTATAAGCGCCGGGGTAACCAAATCAGCCTCGGCCGTCGCTGGACAGTAGACGAGTTACAGCAACTGAAAGAGCTTGCAGCAACCACCCCACCCAAAGTTATAGCCCGGAAGCTTAACCGCTCATACGAATCTGTACGCCAGCGGGCCAGCCGCAGCCGTATACGTTTTCTGGAAGAGCGAAGCAAAGTTATCACCGGCACTAAGCCAAATTTATGACACAAGAATACTGTACATAAAAACAGTATTTAGCTGTTAATTATCTTTGTTAGAGCGTAATGTGTCTATGTAAGGCAAGCTCATAACCTGCTGACACTAAATGATTTTAAGTGTTGCAGGTCAGTAGAAATCAATTTGGCAATTTCTATAAAAGGAATCAAATATGGCTGATACAACTCAATTAGCACAACAGGCTATCGATAGCGTAAACCAGCTGAAGGAAATGGCTGATCAGGCAGTACAAAACCAGGCAGCGTATGAAGAGCTGTATGAAGAAAATACCCGCCTCACTTCAGAGATAGACTTGCTGAACGAAAACCTAACTAACCTGGATGAAGTTTTCCACCAGAAGGTCATCGAAGAAGACGATTACCTCAGTTATGCAGAGGATATGCTGAAAGATATCAGCAACATGATTGAAAAAGGTGAGCTTGGTCCTCTTTCGATTGAAAAAGCGGAAACCCTACGCTTAACTCTGCAGGTTGTTGCATCCATCCGAAGCAGCAATCATGAAAACCATCCCCGCCGACCTGGCGATTCGCCTAAGCGGACGCTGCGTCAGGTTGCCGGTTACGATGATTGATCTGATTAATATTATAAGCCGCCTTCGGGCGGTTTTTTGTTGCCTGTTATCTAACTATTTTCGCCGCGGCATTGAGCCTGACATCGGCATAAGGGGTAAGAGATAAGGAGAGCCAACTGCTCATTTATGGTGCTTTAGCTTAAGAAAATATAATTATCTGTTGACCAAATTGTGAATGTTGTGCACTTTTGAATTAGGCCCACAACATGAGGTTTTTATGTACACTCCACGCTCGCAACTAGTTGAAATAACTGACGGACTCGTCAAATTTAAAAGTCAGGGGAACATCTGTCTTGAGCTGTGCGAAGTGAACGGACCGCCCGGGCTTAATTACTGGATTCATTATCTATGCACAACGTTTGAGTGGTTTGACAGAGCTCATGCAACAGAGATGCTTTCAGCTATTGATGCTCATAACAATGCTGGAGGGGTGATACATTGAGCTACAACTTAGCAGCACGCAGCAGAGAAGAACGCGACAGGATCAACGTGGATTTAGACGCGTCAGGAGTCGCATACAAGGAGCGCATGAACAAGCCGGTTATCCCGATGGAAGTCGAATTGCAGCAGCCGGAAGCGCTCAGGGAATATTTCCGGGAGCGGTTACAGCATTACAGAAACGTTGCGCTGCAGTACCCGCGCGGCACTGACCCGGTTTACCACAAGGAGGAAAAATGAATCCATGGGGCCCAATAATCGCAGCTATGATCGCGGGATTTATAGCTTTCATAGGAATGATAATCACCAAAGAAAATAAGGTTTCAGAATTCAGACAAGCATGGATCAATGAGTTCCGTGAAGAGGTTTCTTATTTAATTGAGGCTTACAAAAGGTGGATTGATAATGAAAAGCATTATTCAATTCAGCTCTCGATTAATCACCACTACTTAACTGATGAAATTTCAATCAGAAACTTTACTGAAAGGTCTAAGTTGCTTATGGAGATTGAAAGCCAGTCCAAAGGGGAGATTGAAAGATATATTGGAAAAATAAAGCTGCGCTTAAACTCTGACCCAAGCAGAAGAAGCATACATGAAAACGAAGTTGACAGCCTTCTGGATAAGCTACTAAAAAACAAAGAGTTAAATGAATCTGAAAGATTATCAAAAGAAATTTATTACCAAACTTCTTGCATACTAAGCACAGAATGGAAGGTCGTAAAGAAGGGAGAAACTTCCTATGTGCAATCAAAAAAATTCATTCTAGCCTTAGCTACTTTTATTTCAGTAGTAGGTTTTTTGAGTTTTTTGTTTCACCTAGAAGATGCCCTTAAGTGGTTAATGAATAATCCTCCACGAATAAAATAAAGATGATTGTAACGACAACCTCGCTCAGGCGAGGTTTTTTATTGCCAAAAATTCATGAAAGAACGCATCCATGGTGACACGGAGCCAGCCCACATCGTAATCACCAATAAGGCACTGGAAGCGCATAAAGCCAGGTATGGCGAGGGCAACAAACATCATCACATCACCTATTCCATCGCCTATCGCGGCAAACTCTATCAGGTTGAAGTAATAACCCGCCGCACAACCATGGCCGCGACCGTGATTACTGGTACACGCAACCTTTCTCGTTTACCGGAGTTCGCATGAGCCCTGAAGCAGAAAATGCACTTCGTTCGGTGGCACGCAAATGCCGCGCCGACATATTGCTCGCGACTAAAGGAAAGCCGCGATCTGAGCACGACCGCATCATAACCATCCTTCTCGACAAACATGCCAAAACCGTTCAATGCCTCCCGCCAGGCACATTTCCAGCAAAGCGCTGGCTGTCCTTCTATGTGCGGCAGGTAGATAAGGAGACACGTCAGTGAATATCGATAATGACTATGGCGGTAGCACCACCCCACCCGAACACCGTGACAGCTGGCAGACGCCACCGGAGATTTTCGCTGCGCTGAACCGTGATTTCTGCTTTGTAGCTGACGTGGCCGCCAGCGCGCAAAACCACCTGCTGCCGGTTTACTTCACCGAACAGGATGATGCGCTGGCGCAGGACTGGGCCGGGCAATTGCCGATCGGGTTTGCCTGGTGCAATCCACCCTACAGCGACATCACGCCATGGGTGACGAAAGCCGCGGAGGAATGCCGTAAAGGGATCGGCACCGTGATGCTTGTTCCCGCCGATACGTCTGTCGGCTGGTTTAGCCTGGCGCGCGGTTCATGCACCGAGGTGCGTTTCATTATCGACGGCCGCCTCTCGTTTATTCGCGCTGATACCGGCAAGCCAGTCAACGGCAACAACAAGGGATCGATGCTGCTGATCTGGAACCCGTTCACCTCAGATTTTGGCATAACCGGGTATATCTCGCGCGACACCCTGATGGCGATCGGAAGAAAGGTATTGTCCGATTGGGAGCCAGCCGACGAGCGCGCCGCATGACAGTCACTATAAAGAAGCCGACATGGGCTGGATTATCACTAATCTGGCCCTTTTTATTTGTATCGTGCTGGCCTGGCTATGGCCGCCAAAGGAGTAGATATGGAAAACGTAATTCAGCTGGCTCCCAGCAAATGGGTTTCAGAATCCGTTCTCATGGCTATCACCGGCCTGAAGAAAAACACGATCAAAACCGCCAGGGAAAAGAGCTGGATGGAGGGGCGCGAGTATAAACACATTTCGCCGGATGGCATGCCGATGGATAACAGCATGTGCTTCTACGACTGGAAGGCTGTTGAGAAGTGGATTGAGAATCAGCCGGCGGCGATTCCACGGCGCAAATCTGCTTAAATGCAGATCCCTTTCAACAGGAGACAGAAAAATGTCTGGATATCCAACAGGCGTGGCCCCTAACAAGAACCACCTTCGGATCTGGTTCATGTATGAGGGGCAAAGACGGTGGGAGGCGCTCGGGGTGCCCGACACGGCAAAAAACAGGAAGATGGCTGGCGAATTACGCAGCAATATCGTGTATCGCATCAAGACAGGGACGTTTGATTACCGCAGCCAGTTCCCAGACTCACCTCTTTTTAAAAATGAGGTAAGCGCATCAAAACCGGTCGCCATAAGAGATGTCGCTGACTTATGGCTGAAGCTCAAGAAGCCGGACTGGGCGCATAGCTCTTATGTGACGACAGAACGGCGGGTAAGGGTCACGCTCGACAATATCGGGAACAGCCGGGACATAAGGTCAATAATGCAGAAGGATCTGCTTAACCTGCGTATCGAGCTGCTGAACGGAAGCTACTTTACCGGCAGGAAAATGAATATAGAGAAGAAAGGCAGGACGGCCGCTACGGTAAACTCCAGCATGGCGGATCTGAAAGCCATCTTCTCCTTTGCGCACGGCAACGGGTATATAGAAGCGAACCCGATGACGGGCATCAAGCCTCTTAGAAAATCCAACAAGCGACCGGACCCGATCACACGAGAAGAGTTTACACGGCTCATCGCCGGATGCTCTACCCGGCAGAATGCCAATATGTGGTCGCTGGCAATCCTCACAGGATTACGTCACGGTGAAATCTGCGCTTTGGCCTGGGAGGATATAGACCTTGAAGCGAAGACCATTACCGTCACGCGCAATCTGACGCCGCAAGGCCTGTTCACCCCACCTAAGACCGAGGCAGGCAACAGGGTCATTTGTCTGATTGATGCAGCAGCTGAAGTTCTCCGCAATCAGCGCGAGCTGACAAGAATGTTTCCTCAGACTCCCTTCACCTTTCATACCAGGGAGCATGGCGAAAGGATAGATGATCAGAAAACATTCGTATTCAACGCCAGCCTCGATGCAGTAAACGGCAGGTCAGGCGCTTACTATTCAACGGATTCACTTGGGCAAATATGGAACGGTGCGCTAAGGCGTGCAGGTCTTCGCCACCGTAAGGCATATCAGTCCAGGCACACTTTCGCATGCTGGGCATTGTCGGCAGGCGCAAACCCGAACTACGTCGCCGCGCAAATGGGTCACTCGGATGCGCAGATGGTGTATCGGGTTTATGGCGCCTGGATGTCAGAGAACAATACGGATCAGCTTTCCCTCATCAACACGAAAATGAACGATCTTGTGCTACATACGTGCTTCGCTAAAGTGGCCGTATAG